CTTAAACTAGAGAATGATCTTAAAGTTGCAACAACTAAAGAAGGTGTAAGTCAAATGCTTGATGAAATTATTACTGAGAAAATTGGAGGAGATAATGCCAAAGGGAACGAAAGTTGAAAAACTTTATGAGAAGTTGAAGGCTCAGGGAAAGAGTAAAGGTAGTGCAGCTGCTATTGCTCAGTCTGTTACTGGACTTTCTCTTAAAACTGGTAAGAAACCTAAGAAAAGCCAAAATGCATTTAGAAGTATGGCTGGGGAGGAAGATTAATGGAATTTGTAAGTATGAAACTAGAAGAGCCAGTTGAAAGTACTGTTGCTGAACCAATTGAGAAGGTTAGTAGACCAAAGTTTCCTTATGGTCTTAGACTTCGGTTTGAAAAGGAACAACTTGAGCAATATCCAGCATTAAAACTTCTTGATGTAGGAGATAAAGTTCTTATTGATGCTGATGCTAGTGTTGTTGGTAAGTCAGTATCTGAAGATTCTGATGGTGGAGGATATTGTTCTATCGAAATCCAGATTGAGAAAATCTCTGTTGAGAAGGAAAACCCAAAACCTGTTGAGCAGTTATCACAAGCTGAATATAGAATACTTAGAAATGAGAATAAAATCTAATGTTTAGAGGGCCAGTAGATAGAGAGTTTATATACTTTTGCCTTAGTACAGATACTAAGAGAACTTCTAATATTGAGCCTTATTCAGTTCTTTATGAAACTGATACTGGAAAGAAGTATTACTTTGATGGGAGTGACTGGAAAGAAGACATTAGTGAAGAATCTGGTGATAATATTGATGTAGTTTTATACGACGATGATCCGGTATTTTATATATGTAAAGCTCCTATTGGCTCAGCATTAGCATCTGCTGTATGGCAGATTGCAAAACTTGATACTTCAAGTGGTTTTGTAAAGAAGTGGTGTGATGGTAATGCACTTTATGATAACGTAGCAACAGATTTATCAACAGTTAAGGCACATACTTATTCATTTTAAAGGAGAAAATTATGGTTAGCGAAGAAGAAAAAAAGCGTTTGGCAGATAAAAGGAAGGCTATAAAAGCTGAGCGTATGAAAGAGAAGATGTTACGTATGCCAGTAAATGATGTTATCTTACAAGTTCAGGATGGTACTATTGAACTTAAAGATCTTTTTGAGAAAATCGAGTTAAAGGTTAAGGAGGGATTGAAAAATGGCAGGTAGTAAACTTGTAGCTGATGCGGTTTTGGATGCAGCTTTGCAGTATCTTGAAGATAATGTTGATTTTATTTCAGTGTGTGAAGCAACATGTACTACTTATGAACATGCACATAGTAATAAGGGAACAGGTACTGGTAAAGCTCTTGCTTCATCAGCAACTCCTACATTTACTGGCCCAGCAGATGATACTAGTGGAAGAAAGACTAACATTGACGAAGAAGCAAATATGACAGTAGATATTTCTGGCAATGCTGAAGAGATTTGTTTATGTGATGTAGGATCAACTGCTTTATTGTATAAGACAAGTTGTACACTTCAGGCTCTTGTTGCAGCTAATACTGTGACAGTTCCAACTTGGAAGATTAGTATTGCTGATCCTACGGCTTAATATTGACCTACGCATAGGTGATCTATGTTTTTCAAAGTAAATATTACGGGATGTCAGGAACGCAAGGGACTGGTAGAGGTTCGTTATGACCTTTACCTTGACCCTACTGACGAAAGATACTCTGAGCATTACGTCAAAGTGCCTGTTATTCCTGAAAAGGGTTATGAAGGGAAGGTGGATGAGTTCGGTGCTCCTGTTGACCAAGCTGACTACGATAAATGGCTTGCTGGCTTGAAAACCGTCTATCAGCATAATCCTTTTTGTTGTCATTTCTGCCAGTTTGAGCCGACTGTTACTGATGCTGAGATTGAGTATGTTGGGAAACTAGCTTTGGATATGGCTTATAAGAACTGGGTCAAGGGAAGTCTTGCTTTAAACAAGAATCAACCAGTTACATGGTCAACCAGTTCAACAAAGATTGCGGAGTGTGAAACCAGAGTGGCGACAATTAAAGCAACCGCGTGGACTGCTGTTAGTTTAGAGAAGGTGAAGTAGTATGGCTGTTATCACCCTAGGAGATGGGACTGGCAATTACGGAGCTTCTGTAAGTGGTTATACCCAGCTTGCAGCCGGTAATACCGCAAACGACACAGGAACTCTTGATACTTTTTATATCTGGTTAGATACAGCAAGCGGCACAACTAAAATTGGGACGTTTTATACCTCTGGTTCTAATAAGGAATCCAGAGATTATGAAAATCTTGGTACTGTTGCAAGCGGTTCAGAACAGACCTTTACAGGGAAAAACTGCGATGTAGTTTCTGGAGACTATTTAGGTGCTTATACCACTGGTAAATTAGAAATTAACACCACTGGAGGTTCTGGACGTTTATATGTGTCTGGTGATAAATTTGGGACATCATCGTCTTTTACTGCTGCTGCAAATCACAAATTAGCCATCTACGCCACAGGAGCAACGGTAGCGGCAGGCTCGCTACCTTTATTTCATAAACCAATTAAACACATGATTATACGATAGGAGGCAGTATGGGACGTTTATACACAGCAACATTCTCAGCCGTAGCTGTCAGTGCTGCGCAGGACTTATTTGAGATTGTCGCACCTAGTGATGCGATAGTAGTCATCCACGATATATTTATCGGGCAGACTTCGGATGTCGGAGATGCGGCAGAAGAAATCTTACTGATTAAATGGAACTCCGGTGCGACAACCAGTGGTTCAGGGGGCAGTTCTTATACACCTGTTCCTATTGAACTGGGAGATGCTGCTTTCGGTGGAACCTGTGAAATCAACAACACGACTCAGGCTGCAGCCGGAACGATTGTAACGCAACACGCTTGGGCTTGGAATATTCGTGCGCCTTTACATATTATCTTCACGCCAGAGACACGACCGATTCTGTCACCTAGCAGAAGGGGAGTCTTAACGATCCCTGCACCGGCAGACGCTATCACAATGATGGGAACGATTACTCTGGAAGAAATAGGCGGGTAAATGGCTGGTATTTTTAGACATAGAGCAAGATATAATAGGAGAGTAGTACTTCCATTATTATTTACTAATTCTGGTAGTAGTACTTTATCTGTTGATAATTCAGCTCATGTTTTAAGTTCAGAATCTCCAGTTCTTGTTCAACACCATATTTTAGTTGTTCAAGATTCAGTTCATGCTTTAGGTTCTGAATCTCCAGTTCCTATTGAACATAAGACTCTTGTAGTAAATGATAGTGTTCATGAGTTAGTTTCTGAAAGTCCAGTTCCTGTTGAACATAAGACTTTAGTTGTTAATGACTCTGCTCATGTTTTAGATTCTGAATCGTTAAATATTACTCAAGTACACACACTTGCTGTTAGTAATTCAGACCATTCTCTTGTATCTGAATCACCTGTTTTGGTAGAACATCGTAGTATAGAAGTTCAAGATTCAGCTCACGAACTTACTTCTGAATCTCCAGAGTTAAGTTGTACAGTTGATTTAGTTGTTAATGATAGTATTCATGAACTGGTATCAGAAAGTCCAGTATTAGTAGAGCATAAGACTATTGTAGTAAATAATTCTGTGCATGAGTTAACTTCCGAATCCCCAGTTCCAGTTGAACACAAGACTATTTCTGTAAATAATTCAGTACATGAATTAGTCTCAGAATCTCCTGTACCTGTTGAGCATAAAACTATTTCTATAAATAATTCTGCTCATGAGTTAGTTTCTGAGTCACCAACACTTGTTCAACAACATAACATTACAGTTAATAATTCTGCGCATGAACTAACTTCTGAGTCTCCAGAATTAGAAGCAGTAGGTGTATTAGCAGTACAAGACTCTACTCATATTTTAAGTTCTGAGTCACCAGTAATTATAGAACATAAGACTATTGTAGTTAATGATTCTTTGCATAGTCTGATTTCTGATAGTCCAAATATTATAGAGCATAAGACACTTACTATTAATGATTCAGTACATGAATTGAATTCTGATGCTGTTCATCTTTGTGTAGAATTAGTTGTTCAAGATAGTCAACATTTACTAGCATCTGATGTAGTTGATATTACACAGAAACATAATTTGATAGTTAATAATTCTGAGCATTTGCTTAGCTCAGAATTAGTAGAATTGATACAGAAGCATGTTCTTGTTATAAACGATTCTGCTCATTTATTGTCTTCAACATCACCAGTACTTACTACTAAAGCGGCTAGTGCTAGTGCAAGTGGCTTATATATGATGTTGAAACTTGGTGGAGATGTAGTTTATTTAAAACAACTTTAACACGACCAAGCACGATCTTGGGCTCAGACTTAGGAGGTCTGCATTATGTTAGAAACGATTGATCAAGTAAATGAAGCAAACAGAGTTATTAATGGGATTGATAATCCTAATCTACTGTCTGTGGATTCTACTGCAGTACTACCGACAAAAGTAGATAAGGTAGATCCGAAAGATGAAACTGGTGATTTAGTAGCAGAACCTACTCCTGCTGCTATTTCTCCTGCTACGCCAGCTCCAGGCGCTGAGGTTAAAAAGGAGGAAGTAGTTGTAAAGAAGGAAGAAAAGAAGGAAGAAAAGAAAGTTGAAGAAGGTAAAAACCCTTTACAAGAAAAGGAAGTAAAAGTTTCTGATGCAGTTCAAAAAAGATTCGACGAAATTACTAAAAGTCGTCGCACAGCCGAGCGTGAAAGAGATTTTGAAAGAGAGCAAAAAAGACTTGAAAAGGAGCGAGCAGATAAACTTGAAGAAGAGCTTCAGCAGCTTAAGAGTAAAGTTGATCCAGCAGCTTCTGGCAAGCCGCAGAAAGCAGATTTTGAAGATGTTGAAGACTATGTAGAAGCGTTAACAGCATGGAAGGTAGAACAAGCACTTCGCGCAAAAACTGAAGAAGTTAAAAAGGTTGAAGTAGAAGCAAAAGTTAAACAAGAAAAGTTTGAAGTTTATGAAGAACTTGACGAAGCTTTAAGTCGAGGAAGACTGAAGTACGATGACTTCAATGAAGTCGCCTTGAATAAAGAAGTTAAGATTACTCCAGAACTTGTAGAAACAATTCTTGATAGCGAAATCGCTGAAGATGTTATGTACTATCTTGGCAAAAATCCTGAAGAAGCTGCAGATCTTTCAAAATTAAGTCCACGTAGAGCTGCAAGAGAAGTTACGAAGATTGAGGCTAAGTTACTTGCGGAAGCAAATGCTGATAAGAGGGCTCCAGCAGAGAAAGCAGAAGAGATTAAGAAAGTTACTCCTAATCCTTCTGATGTAAGTGTTAATGCTGCTGGAATAGTTAATCCTCCGCCTAAGAAAATTACAGAAGCGCCAGAACCTATAACTCCTGTAAAGACTACCGGAGCTTTTGATAAAGACCCGAATCAAATGTCTGCAAAGGAATATAGAGCTTGGCGGGAAAGAAATAAAGGATAATTAATTATGGCTTCAAGTAATACACTTTTAACACCTACCATTATCGCCAAAGAATCTTTGATGCAGTTAGTCAATTCGATGGGAATGGCAAGGCACGTTCATACGGCTTACAAGAATGAATTTGTAAAGGTTGGTCAGACCATTACAGTTCGTAAGCCTAATAAGTTCAGAGCTACTAAAGCTCAGGCACGGAGTAATACTAATATTTCTGAACCGAGTACATCAATTACTATGAGTACTCAGGCTCATGTGTCTTGGGCGTTTAGTTCTGTTGACCTGACCACAACTATTGAAGACTATAGCAAGCGGTATATTTCTCCTGCCGCGGCAGCGCTGGCCAATCAGGTTGATGCTGATCTTTGTGCGCTGTATAAAAATGTTTGGAATAGTGCAGGTACTCCTGGAACTACTCCGGCAACCTTTAAAGCACTTGGTGATGCACAGCAGATTCTTGATGATGAAGCTGTACCGAGTGAAGGTCGTGTAGCTATTGTTAATCCGGCTGCACATTGGGCATTAGCTGATGGTTTGAAAGGAACCTTTGCGCAGAATGTTGCAAAAGACATTATTACCAAAGGTTATCTTGGAACTATTGCTAATCTGAGTATTTACATGGATCAGAATGTTGTTCGTCATACTACTGGTGCATTTACATCTAGTGCAACTCCTCTGATTTCAGGTAATGTTGTTACTGCAGCAACTACGTTCCCGACTGATGGCTGGAATGGTTCATCTAATACCGTTTTAGCAGGTGATGTATTTACTGTTGGTAGTGTTTACAGTGTTAATCCTATGTCAGGAGCAAGCACCGGTAATTTGAAGATGTGGGTTGCAACTGCTGCAACTACTACGTCTTCTGGTGGAGCAATGGCTACATTGGCGATTTCTCCTACGTTAAAGTATGCATCAACTGATCCTTATACAAACTGTATTCGTACAGCTGGTGCAACTAACATTATGATAGATAATGATGCTATGACTTTCTGGGGCAGTGAATCTACTGCATATCCACAGAACCTTGTCTATCATCCTAATGCGTTTGCATTGGTTACTGTTCCTATTGAAATTCCTTCGAATGTGTGGGGGGCAAGAGAAACAGATACTGATGCTGGTCTTAGCATTCGTGTTGTTAAGCAGTATGATATTGATGCTGATGAAGAGATCATTCGTCTGGATATTCTTTATGGTGTTAAGACCCTTTATCCCGAACTCGCAGTTCGTTTGTGGGGTTAAGAAGGGAGGGGCTAACTATGTACGAAGATAGACTCTATGAAAATGCAAAAGAGAAGTACAACTCTGCTGCGAAGGTTTTAACTGCAGCAACTGTTGTTAAAGCATCAGATCATGGAAAGACATTTTTCCTGAATTCTGCGACTGAGTTTGTTACTAAACTTCCTGCTCCGTCACTTGGATTAGCGTTTAGTTTTATTGTAAAAGCTGCTCCAAGTAGCGCAAGTTATACTATTGTAACACATGACATGACTGGTCTTATCAAGGGTGGTGTTTATACAGTTGATGTTGACTCTGCTACAAATCCTGATCTTGAAACATCTGGTGGAGATACAATCACTTTTGCCGATGGTGTAGCTGTTGCAGGTGACCGTGTTGATCTTATTAGTGATGGTACGTACTGGTATATGCGTGGTTTCTGTACTGTATATAATGGTATTACTATTACTGGTAGTTAATTAAACTGGCTTACGGGGGGTGTGCCATAAACACCTCCCGCTAATTAAAGGAGAATATTATGGTTTCGAAGAATACTTTATTAGGTTCAGGTAAGGTAGAAGAAGTAGAAAAGGTAAAAGTTCCTATTGACGAATTGTCAGATGTAGCACTTCCTACTTGGATGAGATGTGAGAACAAGAAATCGAAATTAGTAAATACGAAAGTAGAATATTATTCAGCAGTCGATGATGGGTATGTAATGGCTCCTGGTGAATAAATAATTAAGACCAAATGTCAAAAAATGACATTTCTGAAAAAAGGTGGAGAATATGAAAAAACTTTCAAGATTGATGTTATTAATAACAACCTTGATTTTCATTTCAGCTTCAGTAGTTTGGGGAGCAGGAGCAGTAACTACTTTTACAAGTAGTTATCTTGGGTATAAAGTATATAAGTATTCATTTGCTTGGACAGGTGATGGATCAGGTGGAGCAGTCACTTCATATGTTACTCCTAAAATTACTGGGTATGTATTTAGTGGTGTTACTAATCCTGGTACTGTTCAACCAACAGATAATTATGATATAACACTTAGTGATGATAATGGAGCTGATGTGTTTGGTGGTGAGTTGCTGAATAGAGATACAGCAAATTCTGAACAAGCAACACCAAAGATTGGAAATGCTTATGGAACTAGATTTGTTAATTCTAGGTTAACATTTGCTGCATCTGGTCAAAGTGTAAACTCCGCAACAGGAACTCTTGACGTTTATGTCTATGTAGGAGATTAGGTGTAGAAATGACTGCACAAGAAATTATACAGGCTAGTATGAGAAAGTTAGGAGTTTATGCAAGTGGTGAAACTCCTACTACTAATGAACTCGCTGATGGATTATCTGCACTTCAGTCAATGTTAAGAGCTTGGTCTGGAAGAAGACTTGTAGTGTTTTCTTCTGTCAAAGATACATTGACTCTTGTTGCTGGAACAGCATCTTATACTTGGGGTAGTGGTGGAACGCTGACTACAGCTAGACCACATAGTGTGCTTGGAGCATATACGCTTGATAGTGATAATATTTCTTGTGAATTGGATATTATTACTGAAGGTCAGTATAGAGTACTTGGAAATAAGACGCTTACTGGAAGACCTAGTAAGATGTTTGTACATATGCTCTATCCGCTTTCTTATATTTATCTTTATACAGCCCCGGATATTGCTTACACATTGTATATAGATAGTATGAAGCAGTTTACAGAAACGTCTTCATTTTCTGCTCTTAGTGATACATTGCAGTTCCCCCCGAACTATGAAGAGCCAATTATATACAATCTTGCTATACGACTTGGATCAGAGTTTGGAAAAGCTATTAGTGCTGATGTAGCAGCTATTGCAGCAAGTGGACTTAAAGAACTGATGTCTTTGAATTCTGGTTTGTTGTATGAGCCAGTAGATATTGCTGGAAGTTTACCAGTGCGTAGTAGATCTGGATATAATATTAATACTGATAGTTACTAGGAAATTTTACTATGGAAATACCTTTTGTTGGTGGAGCATATGAGCAGAGATCACTGAGTATTAATGCTCAAAGAAGTATTAACTGCTTTCCAGTAGTTGACAAGCAAGATGCAAAGAATGTAGTTGCTATGTATGGAACTCCTGGTTTAAAGTTCTTTGGGCAGGCTACTTTATATGGAAGTGGTGCTGATGGAACTGTAACTATATCAGCTGATACAACATTGACTAGAGATATGCAGTATAATACTCTTACTGTTGATTCTGGCAAAACTCTTAATACTGCTGGATTTACAGTAATGTGTTCTGTATTACTTACTAATAATGGAACTATTACAGATTCTAGTTCTGGCGGTGCTGGTGGTGCAAGTAGAACATATGGTGGTGATCCATCTAAGGCAGGAGCTGGAAAAGGTGGAGATGGTGGATTTGGAGAGGATGGAAGAGCTGGTGCTACTGGAGGAAAGGGTGGTGGAGTAGTAAGAATATTTGCTAAGACTCTTACGAATAATGGAACTATTCATGCTAATGGATCTAATGCTGCTGCACTTGCTGAAGGAGAATATGCAGGTGCTTGTGGTGGTGATGGTGGAACAGTAATATTATACTATGATGCGAGAACAGTTGGAACTGTTACTGCTACTGGTGGAGTGCATAGTGATGGTATTGAAGATGGTGTTGATTCTTATGTAAAGTTAATGATTCATGGAGATGAAGAAGATGGCACAAGTGGAATAGATTATATTCAAGACTCATCTGCTAGTGACCATATGATAACTGCTCATGGCGCAGCAACTACGGAGTCATATAAGAAGTTTGGTAATGCATCAATTCACTTTGATGGTTCTAATGATTACTTAGAGTTATCAGATCATGCTGATTGGAATTTAGGATCTGGTGATTGGACAATAGATTTTTGGTATAGACAATCAACAGTAGATTCTAGTTTCTATCATGGTATCTGTGGACAGTATGCTACTTCTCAAACTCAATGGTATATATATATAAAAGGTGGTCATATCTATTTTGTAGCTTTACTAGATGGTTTCTCAGATCCTCCTTGGATAACAGGTAATGTTATTACTACAGTAGGGACTATGGATAATGTACTTCCTAATATAAATCAGTGGTATCATATAGAAATTTGTAGAAATTCTAGCAGTATCACTATGTATGTAGATGGAACTATGAGATTTCCTTATAGTAATAGTTATGGCCCAAGAGATAATTCATTACCAGATTATGCTTCTCCTCTTTATATAGGAATGTGTAGAAATACAGCTGAAGGCTATTATTATGCAAGTGGGCAGATAGAAGAATTTAGATTTTCAAAAGGCATAGTAAGACATACAGCAACCTTTACTCCTAGAACTCAAAGTTATTCTGCTCAAGTAGATGGTACGGATGGAGATGCTGGTACTACATCTTGGGTAAACCTTCCTTATAGTGCATTTTCAAGTGCTCTATTTAGAGGAGCATTAGTTAATGGAACTACATTATATGCAGTAGTTGGTGCTAATATATTAAGTATAACTACGACTGGTCTTACAACAGTACTTGGTACTGTGACTACAACTACTGGAAATGTGTTCATGGCTAGTAATGGAGTAGAAGTTCTGATAGTTGATGGAACAACTGCAGGACGTTTTATTACTATATCTAGTGGAGCAATAAGTAATGTGACACTTCCAGGTGAAGCTAGTTCATGTGCTTTCTGTGATGGGTATTTTATTATTACTCATCTTTCAACGCAAGAAATTTTTATATCAGGTCTTTATGATGCTTCTTCTTGGGACGCAGGAGATCATGAGTATGTAGAAGGAAGCCCCGATAACTTACTTAGAGTAATGCACTGCAACCATATGCTATGGATGTTTGGAGTAAGTACTATTGAAGTTTGGTATAATAGTGGAGCAGCAGACTTTCCATTTGCTCGAATAAGTGGAGCATTGATAGATAAGGGACTTGGTGCTACAGCATCTGTTACACTGATAGATAATCAGTTTTATTTTCTTAGTGACAAATTTGAAGTACTAAGAACAGTTGGGTATCAGTTTGAAAAAATATCTACTATTCATATTGAAACTGAAATACAAGGATATGCAACAAAGAGTGATGCTATTGGTTATGAGTATAGAATTGATGGGCATATCTTCTATGTATTGACATTTCCAACTGCTGACGCAACTTGGGTATTTGATTCTACTACAGGATTTTGGCATGAATGGCAGAGTTATAAGACTCAGGGAACTGCAACATTTGGTAGACATAGAGGTTCTATTGGATTCTTCTTTAATGGTAAGTATATGGTAGGAGATCATACTAATGGTAAGATATATGAGTTAGATATGACTACTTATACTGATGATGGAGAGTATATAAAAAGAACAAGACGCACACAGTATATTAACAAGGATAGAAAACGAGTTGCTCATTTTGAGGTTGATCTTGAATTTGAGTCTGGAGTAGGACTTGGTGGAACTAGTGATCCGCAGGTTGGACTTACTTGGTCAGATGATGGAGGTAATAACTGGGCAACAATACAATATAGAGATCTTGGAGAATATGAGAGCTATAAAGCAAGACAAAGATGGCTTAGACTTGGTATGGCTAGAAATCGAATCTATGAACTTACTATGTATGAACCTGTTAAGTTTGTATTAATTGGTTCAAGCGCAAACATTGAAGGAGAAGCTTCATGAGTGAATTAACTCCTCCTATAAATGAGTCTATATTTCTTGCTGATATAACAAGACTTATTACTACCCCTGCCTGGATACAATGGCTTAATAGTGTTGGTAGATTTATAAGTCCTACATTTGGTAGTGCAGATCAAAAGTTATTTGTACAAGCTGATGGTAGAGGAACAGAGTTCTCAAAAGGATTTTGTGTAAAAGCATTTACAAGAGATTTAACTGCTGCTACTGCTACTGGAGTAGCTCATAATGGTGCTGGATTTAAACCTGGAGCTGTAATTATTATAGGGTGTATTAGTGGAACTGAAAATTTTTCAGTAGGATTTAGCGATTTTACTACTAATGTTAGTGCAGCTTCGTATACTGGTGGTTTATGGTACTTTAGTAGTAGTGATAATGTTGCTGTAGGTTTTAATACTGGATCTGCGTATCAGATATTAACTACTCTTGTAGCTACAGCAGATGGCTTTACTGGAACATGGACTAAAACTAGTACTCCAACAGGAACTTTTAGTTACGCAGTTTTGTTTTTAAGGTAAGGTATGAAAGTATTATTAAGTACTCTGATGTTCATTTTAATTTGTTCACCTTGCTTTGCTTGGGACAAAGAAGATACAGTAATGCAAGTAGCTGTTGTTTCACTACTACTAGCTGATATGAGTCAGACACTTTATATATCTGATCATGGTGATGAGTATCGTGAGTTAAATCCTATACTTGGAGAACACCCAAGTAAAAATGAAGTTTATACTTACTTTGCGCTAGGAATTATTGCTCATACAGCGATTAGTTACTTGATTGAAAAGATTCCTTTTATAGAAAATCCAAAGAAGTGGAGAAGAATTTGGCAAGGAAGTTTTATTATTGTTGAAGGTGGAGTTGTAGCAAGAAACTCAATGATTGGAATAGGATTTAGTTATTAATGAAGATTTGTTTAGTATTATATAAGTATACAGCTTCTATAGATGATCCTTGTTGTTATCCACTTGGATTCATGTACATATCTTCAATCTTAAAACAGGCTGGGCACGAAGTTAAAGTACTTAATTATAACATTTGTGATTATAAATTTACTGAAGAAGTTAAAGGCTATGATATAGTAATGTTTACTGGATTTGAATCGTTTCTTCAGTCAATACTATTTCACTCCGAAAAATGTAAAAATTTAGGAATTAAAACAATTCTTGGCGGAGCACTTGCTACATTTAGACCAGAGTTCGTAGTTAAGTACCTAGATACTATAGTAATTGGAGAAGGAGAAAATGTTGTTTTAAGATCGTTAGTAGATACTGGTGTTGTGTATGGAACTAGGCCAGAATTATCTAGTCTTCCATATCCTGACTATGATGGATTTGGCTTTGATGTGTATAATAAAAGACATAGTACTAAGTACATTGGAATATTAACTTCTAGAGGATGCTTATTTAACTGTACATTTTGTGCTCAAACTTGTATGTATCAGGAACGAAGTCTTGAAGATGTTTTTAAAGAGATAGATTTTTATGTTGATAAGTATAAAGTTAATAATATTGCTTTTAACGATAATAATCTTAATCTAAAGAAAGATAGATATATAAACTTATGTAAAGGAATGAAACAGAGAAGATTAGAATGGGGTGGAGCTATTAGATGTAATATCTTTGATGAAGACATGGCAATAGCAACAAAAGAATCTGGATGTTTACATCTTGTAGTTGGTGTTGAGTCCTTTAATCAAGCTAAATTAGATTATATTAACAAGCGTATAACAGTAAAGCAGATTACTAATGCACTTGATTTACTTAACAAACATAATATTAGTTATCATGGAAATATACTTATTGGATTTGAAAATGAAACTTATAGTGACATTGCTAATGAAATAGCTAGTATTCCTCCGCAGTATAAAGTCTTTCCAACAATAGTGCAAGGATTTATTGGAACAAGTAATGGTAAGAAGCGACTTATAAATAAAAGTGAAGAAGATTTTTTAAATAGTGTATTTACTGAATACGCACAGAAATCAAACTTAAGTTATAATTTAGAGGAGACTGTATGTTAGTAAGAGAAGCAAGATATGATGAAATACCAGAAATGATTACTAAAGGAAAAGCTTTTGAGGAAGCGACAAAAGAAGTAGTTATAAATGTTGACCATGCTATTCAGTCATTTCAAAATGCTTATAAAGATGGTATTCTTACTATGCTTCGTCTTATTGATGATGATGGTAATTCTGCTGGTGGTTTAGCATATATTAAGGTTCCAGAAATATACTCTGGAATTATAACTGCAGTAGAATTATACTGGTTTATTTATACAGATAAAAGAGGTTGTGGTAAGATTTTGATAGATGCGTTTGAAGAGTCTGCAAAGAATAAAGGCTGTAGTAGAGTTGCAATGATACACTTAGTAGATTCGTTTCCAGAAACTCTTCAAAAGTTTTATACTAAAAGGGGCTACCACTTAACAGAACTTCATTATGTAAAGGAGGTGTAATAATGTCAGTAGTTTCTGGAACTGTTGGAGCTATAATTGGCGGAGATTCTTCAAGGAGATCATCTAATCAACAAGCTGATGCTGCTTCTAAAGCTGCTGCAGTACAGTGGGATATGTATGAGCAAAATCGAAAAGATTATGCTCCTTGGAGAGAAGCTGGAGAGAACGCTTTAACTTCGTTATCAACAAAAGTTGCCGCTGGCCCAGGAGATTTTACAAAAAGTCCTGGGTACGATTTTAGACTTAAAGAAGGAAATAAAGCTATAGAGAGATCAGCATCTGCAAGAACCGGAGCATTAGGTGGCGAAACTGAGAAGGCATTACTTAGGTATAATAGTGACTATGCAAGTGGTGAATACCAAAATTTCTTAAATCAGTACTATCAGTCACTTACTCCGCAACAATCGCTTGCTGGTGTTGGTATGACTGCTACTACAGGAATCACTAATGCTGGAACTAATGCAGCAAATGGTATGTCAAATGCAGCGCTAGCTGCTGGTAATGCTCAAGCAGCAGGAACTATTAATCAGGCAAATTCACTAGCTGGAAATATAGGCTCTATGGGAAAGAATGCTATTGCTGGATATAGTGCTTGGAAGAGTGGACAGCAGCCTTATAGTTATACACCTGATGCACTGACTGCTTCATATGGTGGAGATTACTTAGCTGGAGCAAGCGCAGACGCTGCATATCTTGACTCTCTTGCAGCACTTGGATTATAGGAGAATAAAATGCCATTACCTCAACTAAATACTAACATTGATTATTCAAATGCTTTGTTTCAACTTGCTCAAGATCAGCGAGCAAGACAAGAGCAGGCTGATATTTCTCAGAATAGAAACATTCAGACACAGTCTTTACTTGAAAACAGAAAGTCTCAAAATGCTCTTCATCAAATACAGATGAATAAAGAGCAAGCTATCTTAAAAGAAAAAGAACTTGAGACTGGTATCAAACAGCTTGGACTACTCAACTATGATACTCCCGAAGGAATAGCAGATCACAATAAGTATAAGGAGTATATAACTAAGATAAATCCAGATATTGGAGCTAGAATTCCTACTTTTGATCCAGCAGATCCGAAGTCTAAAGAAGCAGGAAGTACTTGGAGAAGTAATGCTATAAGTTTTCTTACCCATGGAAAAGGTGGTGGAGAATTTGACAAGATTGAAATTATTAATCCAGATACTGGAGAAGAAAAAATAGATTTTACTCCTAAAGGCAAGAGTTATACAGTTCCTAAAGGCTGGAAGACTAGAGATGTTTATACTAAAGAAAAGGAAATAGAGTACAAAAAGAAGAAAGCAGAAGAACCAAAAGAATGGGCTCCGCAGAGAGTTGAAGCTGAACAGATTGATGAAAATGGAGAGTCTCATACTGTAATTCTATCCTTCCCTGCTGGGCAGACAGTAACTCAAGCAGATATTGAAAAAGCACTTGGGCCTGGATCTAGTATTTTATCAAGTAGTGATAAAAAGAAAAAAGTTACTGATTGGAATGAAAGTTATGAGAAAGTTTTAGCTAACGCAGATAAACCAGAAATAGTATCAGCCAGAGCTGATGCCTACAACTTGGAAGCACCTGGAAATAAGGTTCTTGTCCAAGAGACTTCACATAGATATATTGGTAATCAAGCAATTCCAGGAACTGAAGAAACAAAGTATGTTTCAAAAGTCTTACCTAAAATTGGTAACAAACAGATTTCTAAAAAGGATGTAGCAGCTTACGCAAAATCAAGAAATATATCATACAATGACGCACTTAATTTCATACTCATAGCTGGAGCTAAGTCTAAATAATGAACTGGGAAGAAGAAGTAGATAAAGTTGCTGGTGTTGAAACTCCTACTATAACTGAACCTATCTTTAAAACAAAGACTGGAATAGATAAAAAGTTCCTTACAAAAGAAGAAGGTGGAACTATGAGAACTGATATTCCAGTTTTTGTGGATAAGAGTTTACTTAAGAACCTTCCACCACTCGATACTAAAGGTAAACAAAAAGTTAAAGAAGCCAACAACGAAATGGCTTGGATGACAGCAGTAGATAAAGCTTTTAAAGAGAAAGCTAGTGCAAAGAAAGAAGATTCTAATTGGGAAAAAGTAGTTGATAAAGGTCTCGAAGTCTTCAACATGATTCCAAGTACTGTAAGAGGAGTTGAGGAAGCAGCAGCTGGGTACTTAGGTGGAATGGCAGGAGCTGTTGTTAGTGGAGGTTATAGTGTAGGTAAAACACTTCTTGAGCATTTTGGTAAAATAATAGCTGATAACGTAGCAGCAAGAGGAGATAAAAACTACAAGCCTCAAGAAGTAGACTGGGAAGCAAACAGAGTAGAAGGTGAAAGACTTGGACAAAAGGTAGCAAAGATTCCTTTTGGTATATTCTCTTCTGGTGAACCTGAGACTCCACTTGGTAAGCATTTACTAACTCCTCCGCCATTAACTAGTGGTAGTATCCTTCACAAACTATCTCAATCTCTTGATCCAAGAAGATTAGTCATGGCTCCTGCTGAAGCTGGCAGAGAAGCTATAGATTTAATCAACGAATCTTGGAGGGTTCCAAAAGACAGCTTTTTAAGACACGCAGATACAACTGCTGCTGAGTTTGCAAGTTATATTATTGGTGGTAAAGCATATAAAACTATTCGTCAAACTGCTGCTGAAGCATTTCATAAGAATGCTTGGGATGATTTAACTCCAGATCAAAAACAACTTGTTACTGTTAGTTTAGAAGATTTAATATCAAGAGGATATTCTGAAGCTGAAGTTCTTCGTAATTGGGGAACTCCAGAATTATTTGCTCAGTCTCTTGCAAGGCGTAATAGAGGAGAAGGAGAAGCAGTTAGACCTAATGAACCTATAGTACCTGCTCAAGCAGCTCCATCAACTGCTCCAGAGCGTGCTATAACATTTCCTACAGAACGAGCTTTTGCTAAAGATGCTCCAATAGAAGATCGTGTGTTACCTCCCCCTGATCGCAGACCAGTAGCTGTTAGCGAACCGTTCAAACCTGGCGAGACTCCCGAGCCCTACACTCACAAGTCTGACGAAGTTGCTCCTACTGGTTCTGCCCAAGTGCAGCCTATCAAAGACTCTCCTGCAAAGTTTATGGTCAGAGAAGAGTTGAAGAAAAAATTAGCTGATGGGAGTATTAAGTTCCCTCCGAGAATGGAGAAGACTGTAGAAGCAACTACTTCTGCTGAAGGTGATATTGACGAATCTGGTTGGATGGACTTTGTTGATGAAGCAGCAGGAATTAAGAAAGAAACAACTATCCCCGACGTCTTTAAGACGATGCACATGGATGATCTTAAAGAGTTTGCAAATAAGGGAGTAGTTGGAGCTAGAGCAGAGATTGCAAAGAGAAAAGTAGCAAATACTACTGAACCAATCATCGAATCAGAAATGTCAAAATCCGACATTCGGTCTGAACCAATAAAGGAAGAAGTATCTACTACAACTCTATCTCCTAGTAACTATTCACCTACTGACAATATTTTCAACAAGCCAGAACTTAAAAGAAACTCAACATACGCCTGGCGTTCCATGGGTGAGAGTGAATTCAACAAACTTATGTCTGGTGAAAAGGAGTATCTCGGAGATAAGCAAGCTTCGAAAGGTAATTTTCTAGCTGGTATTCCTGAGTCCGCGGGGCAGTTTGGTGGTAAAGGAAAATACCTTGTCGAGTTTGGTGGAGTTAAAATTGCTGGCGATGAAGGACTTGCTAAAGGAAGCAAGGCAACAGTTAATAATATTACAAAGGTCTGGAAGTATAATGATAAGGTTAGTAAGTGGGAAGAATTTCCCGTGAGTAGGGACACATCGGGATCTTTTTCTGTTGCTAACCCTGTCTTTTCTAAGGCCACGTCGGAGCGCTCGTCAAGTAAGAAGGGGGAAGTAGAAAGTCATAAAAAGAAAGAAGTAGTTAAGAAAGCTACTACTAAAAAGAAAGAAGATAAAAAGAAACTTGGAGAAGAAGCAGAGAAAAGTACTAGTTCTGCTTTGCAAGCTCTTGCGACTAAAGGAGAAGAGCCGAAGAAAAAGATTACTGCTAAAGGAATACTTGGTAATGAATCTGGTGCAGTAGTAGCATCATATCCTCCAGGATTTTATTCAAAACTTCAGGAAGTTGTTGAAGTTAAAATGTCTGGAAAGATGGAAGTTGATCAGTTGAAGAAGATGCTCAAGAATAATGGAGTATCTGATGCTGAGATTGATAGTACTCTTCTTGGACTTGAAGGTAAAGTTACTAAGCAACAAGTAATGGAAGAGATTGAGAGTAATGGAACAGAATTTAAGGATGTTGTGCTTGGAGGAGTAGAACAAGAAGGTTTAGATTTTAATACTGCTCCAGAAGAAGTAAATAACATAACAGAAAAATTTTTTAGTTGGCAAGATAGAATAGAAGGATTTGAAAAGTACGAGGAATCTGATTTATTAAGAGATTTAGACAGATTAGGATACGAAGTAGAGTTTACTCATGATTTTCAAGATCCTCTTAGAATATATAAAAAGGGTGAAGTTGCTCAAAAAACTCACTACGAACAATACTCAGAACCAGGATACGTTCCTGGAAGTTATAGGGAGTTGTTTGTTACAATCCCAAGAAAAGTTCTTACTGCAGATCAGATGCAGAGTATGACAAACGAAGAAGTAAAGACTTTATATGATAAGCAAAATCCTACTGAATGGCAAGATGGTCATTCTGCTTATAGTAACATAGACAATCCAATAGTTCGTATTCGTTTTAACGAGAGAAAGATAGATAATAAGAAAATTCTTTTTGTTGAAGAGATGCAAGGACCAAGTGAAGCAAATCAGAATAAGATGCCAGATGCTTTACAAAAGCGTATCTACGATATTGGAGTAAAGAAGGTACTGTCTTATGCTAAGGAAAATGGATTTGATTCTGTTGCTTGGACAAGTGGAGATATGCAGGCTGATAGGTATGATCTGAGCAGACAAATAAAGCAAATTGACTATGCTAAAAATGAAGATGGAACATATAAAGTTGCTATTATTGACAAAGCAGGAATAGAAATTGATCAGTTATCTAAATATGATTATACTACTCAAGAACTAGAGAATCTTATCGGTAAAGATATTGTTAAAAAGATGGTCAATTCTGAAGGTAGAAAGAATAAGATTGATGATGAAGTATTTTATAATTTATCTGGCCTCGATCTCAAAGTTGGTGGAGAAGGACTTAAGCAACTTTATGACAAGATTCTTCCTTCGATGTTTAAGAAGTATGGAAAGAATGAGATAGATAAGTTAAGTCTTGATGTTGAGGATGACTTTAAAAATTGGAAAGCGCTATATGATCCTATAGAAAAAGAATGGGTAGTTGAAAATTCTGATGGAAAGATAATGGAGCTTGTTGCTGATAAAGGGCAAACTGCAGCAGATGCAGTAGATACTGCTCTTAAGTCTCGTGGTAGGTATCATAAGGATGGTATCGTACTCTCGACTCCAATAAACTCAAAGACTCCTAGTAGCTTCACAATGTACTCTGGAATAAATGTATTTGATACTTTAGATGTTCTCAGAGGACTGAAAGAAAACATTAAGGAAGGAATTCCATACATCGAAGAACTTGGTAGAAAAGCTTACGAAAATGGAAAACGAACTTGGGAAGATTGGTCAAGTGAGATAAAGCGAGTACTTGGAGATCTTTACGACAAGTTCGAAGACTTCATGAAAGCAATTTACTATACTGCTGAACGTATATGGAAAGATGATAGAGGAGTAATTGGCTTCGACATTAACGGAGAGAAAGTTGTAAAGCCTCGCATCATTAGACGTTCAGAACTTTCCAAGCTAAAAAGAGTAATAAGCAAACATGAGAAGATTCGTGAGAAGATTCAAGACGAAGTTAATGAGCTGGAAGGAATTGGTGGGAAGAAAAGTTTTGAAAGATTAAAAGCTATTCGTCTTGAGAAGATGGCAGCAAGACTTGCTAAGTTAAAGCAGGAAAGAGCTATCAATAGAGCTGAAATGTGGAGTAAAGCTTTTGAAATGCTCAAAGAGAAGGAGTATGCTAGTCATATAGCTAAGCTAAAAACAAGTATTAATAGATTAGATAAGACTATTGATAGACTTCAAGGACTTGCAGAGAAAACAAAAGATAGAACTGATGTTAAAGGGCCTAAGGTAAGTCTTGAAGATGCTGAGTTTATTACATCTATGCCTGATTTAAAAGGTAAATGGCTTGGTAGAATATTCGAGAATCCAATTTATACTATGGAGGAATGGGGAAGAGCCTTTAATAAACTTGCTAGTGGAGAAGCAAAAGATGGAGTGACTAAGATTAAAGAACTTTTCTATTATCCACTTCGTGATGCAGCTCATAGAGCAGATCAGCATTTTGCGAATATTCATGCTCAGATCGAAGCTAAAAAGAAGAGTCTTCCGAAGGGCGCAAGTAAGCGAATCATGCTGTATGCTTACAGTAAAGAAAAAGGCGGCATGGATATACTTAAAGAAATGGGTTACACAGAGAAAGATATCCCGAAGCTCACTCCTGCAGAAATGGATACTCTTAACTGGATGTACAAAGGCTTTGAGATATTCTACGACAAGATAAATGCAGCAAGACGAGAAGCTGGTATGGAGCAGTTTGGCAAGGTAGAGAATTACTTCACCTTTGGTAAAGACTTGTCGATTGCTGAAATCCTTGGCTTTGGTGTTGACGATCCAAGACTTATGGAATTCATTCATCCTAAGGGAACTACTTTCATGTCTGCAAAGCACAGATACGGAGGAATGAAACGTGCAAGTCTAGATGCTTTTAATATCTTTGATATGTATATGCAGACTGGTACTAAGCATATGTACTTATCACCAGAAATTGCAAGAATGAGAGAGCTGTTAAGAAAGTTTGATATTGAAAATCTTAACTCTGATGGAAGTAAGTACACTACTGAATGGAAGGCAAGTGAACAGATTCCTAGAGCCTATAGTGTTCTGACAGACTATCTTGACTTTGTAGCTGGTAAGAGAAAGAAGTTGTTTCCAAGTAGTGTTGAAAAGGGAATTCAGTTTCTTAGTACCAATATTACTATGGCTACACTTTCTGGTAATATTAGAAGTGCTGGGATTCAACCTACAGCAATTCACAATACTTATGTAGAGATTGGGCCTAAGTATACAGCAAAAGGACTTGAAGGTCTTTTTACTGATATGCGTTATAAAGCTATGCAGAAGTCTATGGTACTGTTTAACAGAGAATTTGATGTTAGTGTTAAACCTACTATGAGTGGAGCTATTGGAGCTATTGGTAAAGCAAGAGAGTCTATTAATAAGAGTTGGATTGGTATGCGAGCTCTTAAAGAACTTGATATGCAGACAGCTACTGCAACTTGGATTGGAGCTTATAAGAAAGCACTAGAAGTAAATAAGATGACTGATAAAGAAGCTGTTCGTTATGCTGATGATATTGTTATAAAGACACAAGCATCTGCTGGAAGACATGATCTTGCTCCAATTCAGAGAACAGCTATTGGTAAGTTCTTTACTACATTCCAGACGTTTGTTATTAATAACTGGAATTGGTTGACAAAAGAAGTTGTTGGAATAGGAAACGAAAGTATTAGTAATAAAAAGGCTATACATAAAGTAGTAAGATATATTGTTGGAGCAATGCTAATTAATACTTTCTATGAAGATTTACTTGGAGTTAATTCTCCTCTTCCAGCACCAATTAAAGCTGCACATAAAGCGTATGTAAAGGCGGAAGAAAAGAATAAGAAAGCAAGAAGTGAAGAAACTATGGTTAATCCTTACTCAAGAGCTGCATGGTCTGCAGGTTTAGAATTCTTACAACTCGTTCCAGGTCTTGGAAATGCACGATTTGGTTCAAGTTTTCTTGGAGCGCCAGCAGAATATTTAAGTGATGTAAGTGGAAAGGTAGCAGCTGAGTCAGGTATATATACTGGGTATGAGAAACCTTGGTTTGAGATACTTGGAAAAACTGTTGGACTTCCAGGTACTACTCAACTAAGTAAGACAATTAGATACTTTGATAAGAAGGAAAAAGAAGAAGAAAAAGAAAGAAAAGGAGGTGGGAAGTTAAAGGGACTGGAAGGATTAAAAGGACTGAAAGGATTGGATTAAGAACGAATGTCATAAATTGACATTTCTTATTAAAAGGAGATCAGAATGAAAAGATGGTTGCTAGGAATAATTGGAATTATTTTGATACTAAGTGGAACTGCTATTGCTGGTGGCCCTTCATTTAGTGGAGGTGGAAGTGGTGGTGCAGTCGCAACAGCTTCAGACTGTGATGTTGCTGCTTACTACGCTATTGGAAAGTTGTGTCAAGATACTGATGATGGGAAACTCTATAAAGGCACTGGTGCTGCGGTAGTTGAAATAGCCGCTGGTTCTTCCGGTGATGTTACGGCTGTGACTAAGGATATTACTTGGGGTGACGGTACTGGGCCGGAAGTGTTCACGTTCTCTGTCACAGGAACAGACCCGACATTGACTGCTACGGCTGGTCAACTTGCCGTTGGCGGGACACTTGCTTTGGGTGCTAATAATCTGACTATGACAGGTTCTTTGGGTGCTACTGGGGCAGGTAAACTCACTAAAGGATGGTTCATTGACCTTGAATCAACCAATATGCCTACTGTAAATGGAACTGCCATTGATTCAACCTTCATGCCGATTGGATGGATTAGTCGGGCTGGCACAAACAACGTCCTGACTTATACTGGGAATTACTCACTGGGGTTGACTCTTTCTAATAATACGGCAGTTACCTTACCAACATCCGGTACACTTGCAACAACAGCCTTTAAACCTAGTGATTTATCAATTACTGACCAAGCCGCAGGTGATGTACTATATTTTAATGGCACGAACTGGGTCAGATTAGCTGCGGATGCCGGTAAATATCTCAAAAGTGGTGCAAGTGCTGTATCTTGGGATACTCCGGTTGGTGGTGGGACTGTCGATATTAGTGGAACACCTGCGAACCACTACTGGACTTCATGGACAGATGACAACACAATAAAGGGAACGGCTATCACCGCTTCCAAACCAGTTTGTTCAGATGCTTCCGGTGATCCCGCTGTATGCGCTGGTACAGAAGGCGTATGGCAGGTTGCTGGAAGTTATCAGACTGATGATGCTGAACTAGGTATCTTAGCGGGGTTAACCTTTGCCGATGCTTCGCTTATACAACTCACTGCTGCTAATTCTGCTGCTGTTTTAACTTCTGGTGGTAATGATTACTTCTTAAAATCAGCCACAGATAATAGTGCTTTGATGTTTGCTACGCCGGCGGAAGTAAGAACTGCGCTTGGACTTGTTGTTGGAACTAATGTTCAAGCCTACGATGCTGATTTAGCTGCCCTTGCCGGACTGACTTCTGCTGCGAACGCTATCCCCTACTTCACAGGTTCGGGGACTGCCGGAGTCATATCTTCCAACGCCGGAATCGTGACCTTCTTAGGAACTGCTCTAGGTGCGGCTCATTCCCTAGTCGGTGTGAACGCCGCTGGTGATGCCCTTGAATATAAGAGCAGTTTGAATATCAGTACTTTGGATTTGACCTCTGCGACCAGTTCTATTCCCATGCCCGTAGGCACAGGAACGGTAAGCGGATTGACTGCTGCTGGTTCGTTATACTTTGAAAGTGACACTGAAATACTGAGCATCGGTGACGGAGCAACGACAATCAGTTTAAATATGGCTCCGAATGTGACCTATACCTTTCCTACTGCGACTTCAACTTTGGCGGCTCAAGGAACTTTGACCAACACGAAATGGTGTTCTAGTGATGGGACGGTTATTAACTGTACGGAGGATACACCTGGTAGTGGCTCCGTTGCGACTGATACGATATTTGATGCCGCTGGTGACTTGGTTCAAGGAACAGGCTCAAACACTTCTGCGAAACTGACCAAAGGTGCAGAAGGCACAATATTACGGGCAGGGGCTACTTCTAACGCTTATTCAACCTCTACCTTTGCAGACACTTACACAAAGGGCGGTATTCTTTATGCAGGGACGGCTAACACGGTTACGGCTTTAGCTCATCCAGGCGCTGCTAATTACGTTCTTACTACCAATGCAACGGATACCTTAGCATGGGCAAACACACATAGCCACAGTAACTCAGCCGCACAGTTCTATGATGCTACCGATGCCACTAAATTAGTCAAAATTGACCCTGTAGGCATGACCACTGGAAAGACACTCACAGCAAAAGCGACCTTTGACCAATCGGCTACACTTGAACTCAAGAACACAGGATTATCAGCAGACAGCAAAACCATTACGTTAGACTTAGCTTGTACTGATGATTGTACGATTACCTTACCGTCGGCTACTGCAACTTTAGCCACGATAACCTCGACTCAGGTTTTAAATTTCGGTGGTGCAACTCTTGAAATCCCTAATTCTGATGACCCTGACTTAACCGTAACAGGGCAGATTAGCTATGACACGGACGGATGGCTACGCTCTACTTCCAACGATGGCACGACACAGAAAGCCATAGCGAGAGAATTAGAGGAAATCCACGTTACAGTCTATAAACCGAATGACCTTGATGATGCTCAAAGAGATCACTTTTGGGTGTGGAGTAATGAATCTGGAATGAGCTTTATTGTGACCGGCTGGAAAGGATGGTCAACCTCCGATGATACGACTCTGACTATCTATGAAGAAGATGCTGACGGGGCGAATGATGCCACAGTGGATGCCGTTGAGTTAGCCACAGGTTCAGGGCCTTACACCGGAAGCGATACATCAATAACAGGTGCGACCATTGAGAATGGTCATTTACTCTATCTGGACTTTGACAATACGGATGCTCCGGCAATGGTCAAGATGACAATCTACGGATACTATAATGGTGATGTTAACTAAGGTGACTTTATGAAAAAACTTCTCTTAATAGTAGTTCTAATCCTGCTTGTTTGCTGTCAGGTTGCGGGAGCAAGGACGGTAACAGTCGTAACAGGGCAGGGTGTGGCATCGGCTGGTAAAACAATAGCTCATGTTGCAAATGATGACTATGCCCAAAGCGCAGAGGCCGCTACCACTTTAGCCTCTAACGCAAAAAGTCATACGACTGGCAATACGATTGTATTATTTATCTACAACGAAATTGGTGGATACCAACACGCAGTTGCCACGGTATCGAGCATTGCTGACACTGCGTCAAACACCTATACCAAAATAACCTCTATTGCGGAGACATATAACAGAGATTATGAAGTATGGTTTGCAACAAATATTACTGGAAATGCAAACAATGTCATTACGGTAACATTTAGCGACGCAGCCGACGTGAGGCGAATGTCGGTAATGGAGTTTTCGGGCTTGGGAACTGCTACTGTTGATGTCTATGATGAATGTACAGGTGCAAACGCCCCATCTTCATGCGCTGTGACAACAACATCTGCCGTTGCATTGTTGTTTACTGGATTACTCAATACTCAGCAAGCCAGTAATGGTAGTGCTGGAAGTGGTTACACCATAACAACCGAACCAGGATATACACTAGTGACTGAATATCAAATAGCATCGTCAACAGGGACATATAACGGCAACTTTACTGGGTTTTCAAATGGGACATGGTACACAATACAGGTGGCTCTGAAATGAAAAAAATACTGTTTATAATTTTAATGCTCCTTTGTGCCTGTAGTGCAGACGCAGCAAACTATTACGTTTGCCCCGCATCAGAAAGCGGTGAGTATCAGGGGAATGATAGTAATAGTGGGTTAAGTGGCTATCCCGTAGCGACCATTACAAGAGCATTAGCTGTTTCAGGAAGTGGAGATAATGTTTACTTCTGTTCACAAGGAATCTGGACAAATGCATCCACTGCAACGGTTTTTACTGCTGAATCTGGAGTAACCTATGACGGCTCAACATACGGAACTGGGACAAGAGCAAAGATTTTAACTGGTCACGAAACGTCTTTTGGTCATGTCGCTGCTGTATCTATCAGTGTTAGTGACGTTACGTTTAAAGGGTTTGAGGTTGATGGTGACAGCAATAGTTATAACACTTATGGAATCTATATTGGAGAAGAAGTAAGCAGCGGAACTATATCAAATATCACTATTGAAAATTGTGTGGTTCACCATGTGGGTAAAGATGATTGGACATACGGAATCCTGATAAGCAGTAAGGGAACTTCCGGCACTAAAATATCGAATGTGTCAATCACCAATACTACCGTTTATAATAGTTACCATGAAGGAATTGCGATCTACCCATCATGGACGACCAATAATCAGCAAATTGACACTGTGTTAGTTCGAGGATGTACTCTTTATAATAATCTTCAAGGAATAATCATTGTCAATGACTCTAAAAATGTCACGCTAGAATATAATAATATTTACAATAATACCGCTGAAGGATTATGGATTAGAATATCTCCCGACCAGCCAGATAACGTCCACGCTGGCCCGACTGATGTAATTGTCCGGTACAACATCATCCAGAATAATGTAATAGGAATTTATATCACTAACGGGATGGGGTTTCTTCAAACAGGTTCGTTTTATGGGAATCTGATTTACAATAACCAGCCAGTTTCATCGGGAAGCAGCGGCTTTAACGTAAGCATCCACGGCAACGATACCACACCAAGTTTCAATTCATCTGTGTTTAATTTTTATAACAATACTATTTTTTCTAATCGTGATGCTGGAAGTTTCAGGTATTCTTTTGTTGTCGGAGCTTATACCAATAACATAACCAATCTGACAGTCAACCTTAAAAATAATATAATTTCCGACGCAAACAATATTCCCCTTTATGATCGTTTTGGAGTTTTTACACACTCTAATAATTTGATTTATCGCTCATCTGGTAATACTGACACCCACGTTTCAATTACTGGGACGGCTTATGACCGTGACGGAACTGCCTCAGACCTTACTAACTGGGAAGCCACAGCACAAAAGACCGACCCTACCTTCACCGGCGGAACTCTCCCCACTGGTTTCACTGGAACCTACCAAACTAACATGGTTCCTAATCAAACTTATTTCGCTATCACCACAGGCGATGCCCTTGCGAATGGAGCAACACTTGGAGCGCCTTACAATTCATCAATCGAGAAAGCAGGACTGGCAACCGTCCGTTATAGACCGTCAGGGTCTTATGACATCGGGGCTTATCAGTACGGGGTAAATCCATATCCTTCACATAAAATAACCGGAGGAGCGACACAAAACACTGCCTCCGGTGCAACTGCAACTTGGGAGTAAATATGAAACGACTATTTTTTATACTTTTAATACTGTTGATGGCAGGGCAGGCGTGGGGGGCGACACAATACGCCGCTTCTTGTGCGAGAGATGATGTTTACACAGCATACACGGCGGCGGCTAAAGATGATACCGTGATGATTCCGTCTGGAAGTTGTGATTGGGGAACGACTTATATCGCCATGTCATCGAGTAAACCAGTTAAGATCGCTGGGTCTGGAAATGGAAGCGAGGCGACAAGCAACACGATATTAACCTGCAACAATGCCAGTTACGGATGCTTTTATGTTAACACAGGAGCAGACCCATCGGCCTATGCGTTTTCTCTTTCCAATATGAGGTTGATTTCAACTACTGGAAGCGTCATAACAAATGTCACCGGAACGGGTTACGGATGGAGGATTTATAATAATTACTTTTACAAATCAACCCCGAATACTATTATTTCATTAACGACCATCAACACAGGCGGGGATTATCAACTTTTTGGATTAATAGATGGGAACACTTTTTATAATACAAAGATACTCCCTACGGGTAGTGCCGCTGGCTCTGCCGAACAGTCATGGCAAGCCGATCCGCAGTGGGGGACCAACAACGCTATCTTTGTCGAAAATAATACCTTTTACGGGCCGACCAAAGGAACTGGTTTGCGTGTGGACTCAAACGGCGGAGCTAGAATAGTCATACGCTATAATGATTTTCAAGATTCTTATATTATGGCTCACTCTCCCTGTGAATCAACCGTAAGAGGTACGAGGTCATACGAAATATACAATAACAAAATGTCCTCTACAACGACTAGCGATTGGGCATCGGCAATGTATCTTCGGGCTGGCTCCCATGTCGTTACAAGGAACCAAATTTTAGGACTTTGGGAAGAAACAGAGAATGGTAACGGCGCACCTGCGTTTGATGTTAGAAGATTGGCTGATACCGCTTGCAGTTCTGCTACATGGGGGCTGTGCGACGGGGATAGTGCGTATGATACCAATACCGGAAGCGGTGACTCAGCCGGATATATGTGTCTTGACCAGATAGGCGCAGGGAAGGGGGCTTATGGTTCGCAAACCTCTGACCCTGTTTATGTATGGGGAAACGTGGGAGGTCAGACTTGTGTTGGCGGGGCGAATATTTACAAGGTTTGCACCTCTAATGATGATTGTCCTGACAGCACTTGCACGGCAGGGACAACGCCAACTCCGAATACGCCAGTTGTCAGAACCGGATCAGGTTACCACATAGTAAAAGACCGTGACTACTTTGAATCGGCTCGTCCTGATTGGTCGGCTTATACTTGTCCTCATCCTCTTGCTGACCCATTGGCGCAAGGTGCTTGCGCTACAACAGGCGACACGATGTACGGCAAGGCAGGGTACACGCTTACAGGGGGAGGTTCAGACACCACAGCACCCATATTCTCATCGGCTTCCTTGAACGGGACTGCCCTCACTGTTGTGTTAAGTGAAGATGTTACCGTCAATACCAACACTGGATTTGCTATAAGCTGCACAGGTGGTGCGGCAACTTTATCTTATGTTTCAGAAAGCAACGGTGTTCTTTCCTACACAATAAGTCGTAGCATAGCAGCGTCAGAAGGTTACTGCTCATTAGCTTACACCGCTGGAGAGAACTATATTGAAGATGGTGCTGAAAATGACCTGGCTTCTTTTTCCGATGCGACAGTTACCAATCTGACCCCTGCTGCTCCCCCGACATCTACTTTGACTGTCACAAAAACTGGTGCTGGTTGTACGGTCACTTCCTCACCGGCTGGAATAAATTGCGGATCAACTTGTGAGTATGCGTTTAACACGGATACTCCGGTTACTTTAGGTGGATGGTCAGAGGACGGCTGGTTTGACATGACTTACGGCGGAGACTGCGATGCGAATGGTGATGTAACGGTAGCTACCGGAGGGAAGACCTGTACGGCAACCTGTACGCCTAAATTTGCGTTAGGGGGAAGCGGGACGGCAACAGTCGGAGGAAGCGGCACGATGACTTTAGGGGTGAGTGTACCGGAAACCTGCACCACACCTGACTCGAATACCAATATCCCGAACTCCATAATAATCGCCAGAGATACGGCTACTGACTATATCGCCGGAAGTATGTCGTTCACTTCAACGTCTGCTTATTCCTTAAAGAGTTTCACTGTGCCTTTAAGAAGGACATGGACAGACCCTAGTTTAACCATTACTGGGAAGATATGCACCGACAATAGCGGAGTGCCTTCTGCTACCTGTACGACAGCAGACGCAACGGTTGCCACATCAGCCCTCACAACGTCTATGCAGAATATCCGCTTTGCGATTGCGGCTGGTTATTCCATATCTAACTCGACTCGTTACCATCTAGTTTTATCATCTGCTTTAGGAACATCGTCGGCATACTGGTTGATGGGGTTTTTAAATACCGGAACAGAAGCGGCTAATGTGAGTGTTGATGGAGAAAACTGGTCAAGTCAGGATAACGCATCAACAGCAGGATTTACAACTTCAACCTGCGTGAGTGAATAAGGGGACGGGCAGGGTGCTGACACGTCCACAGGAAGATAGGATATAATAATGGAAGACTTTAATATGGGGGAACGGAGATTGGATGATAGAAGAAATGTGTGCGACCTCCACAGCGGATTTCATGAGGCTATAGCTAGGATAGAAAAAAGTCAGGAAAATAATACAATATTGCTTAATGCTATAGCAGGCAGACAATTTGAATATATAGAGAGGCAGATTAAAATAGAAAGTATAGTAACTAATGGATTGTCAAGTAATGTTGCAGCTATAAAGAAGCAGCTTGAAGATTTTTGTGGAGAAGTTAAAAAGAGGTTGGACGTGCTTGAAAGCTTTTCGTGGTTCAGGATTTGGATGAATCAGTTAAGGGACAACCTGTTGAAGTATATATTACTAGCAGCCTTAACTGGTGGTGGATTGTTCTTTGTAATATATCGAGGGAAGGATATATTGAAAGGGTTACTCGGATGAGTGAGCTTCGCGATAAAAGGATAATATTTTCAATAGATTTAGCTAACATAGTTTTATGGGGTAATGCTCATGAAGGATGGCAAGTGGCTGTTGGGAGGGACTTTGATGAAGCTAATGAAACACTCAGGCACCGTAAAGGAAGTTTACACTATCTGGGGCTTGCGAATGACCTTGCTTTATATATTAACGGAGTTTACCAAGAAACGACAGAATCATATAAAGAACTAGGGGAAAAGTGGAAAAGCTATAGACCTGAAAACAACTGGGGAGGAGATTTTAAAAAGTCTGATGGAAACCACTTTAGTATAACTTTTGGAGGAAAGAAATAATGGAATTAAAAAATGGAGAAACTCTTCTTAGTAGAGAAGATATAATGAGCATACCAAGAGAAAAGCTTCCGATGATTGGATTGACTGATAATATTAGAGCTTTCTTTTCTACAGCTATTAAGATACACGAAAAAGGATGTTATAATCATCTTGTCTGGCTTATTCATCCAGAAGTTATTGCTAGTCAGAATATGCTGTTTGAAACACAGTCTCCAAGAGAGTATTTAGATAAGTTTAGAATTAAACTTTGGTGGTGCCCTACTTGGACAATGGAGCAAAGACGAAAGATTATAGATGCTATTGATGCAGATTTAGTTAAACCTTGGTATAAGAGGATGTATGATTACTTGGCTATTATCGGACAAGGGATTGGGGCTGACTGGATTCAGACTCCTGGGATTGATATTTGCTCTGATAAAGGGAAGTATCTGGAGCTTGTGGATTTATATTACGACCTTAAACATCCTGATCCAGAAGAAGTAAATCATTGGCTAATGCAGCAGAGAACACCAGATGATAAGTTTAGATATGAAGTCTATGGTAGGTATATTCCAGATTAGTAGTAAAACTAGTGGGAGGTGTTTAGCCTCCCACTTTTCTTTTACTTCTTCTTTTCAGTCTTCGGTGGATCTTTAATCTTTAACTTCTCATCAACTTCTTTCATTTGTTTCTGTGCTTCAGCAAATTGCTGTTGTAGAAATTGAAACTGAAATTGAATGTTCTGAAGTGTTAACTCAAGATTTTGTTTCTTAAGTTTTAATTCTTCTACTTCACCTGCAAAACAGAAACCAACTGATAGCAGTAATACTATCACTACACCTACAATAATCTTCTTCATTACTTTTCTCCTTCTAGTTTATGGTTCATACTTCCAACCTACTTTAGCAAATGTATCTTTAATACATTCTTCTATCTTCTCTTTAGCGTATTCTTCTTCGTCACCATTTTCAAACATCTTAACCATAGCTTCAGTAGCACATATCATACCAATCTTAGCAGCCATAGATAGATCTTTATATGAAAATTTGTATCCACTATAGCTACTTCTAGGTACTGTACTAAGTTCACTTGCGAAGCATGGAAAAGTTAAAAAACAGGTTAGCAAGGAAAAAATACCCGCCATTACTACTACTTTGAATTTCATGATTCCCTCCTTTCATATTTAATTAGTAAGAAATGTCAATTTTCGACATTTGTTCTTTGTGAAAATGTCGTCCGTAGTACGTTCAAATGACCATCAGAATCGTGTCACGATGCCCCATACGGCTTCAAGTACGTTATAATGAACGCATATAGATTTGTATGTCTGTAATACTGTCGAACATCTTATCATTCTTGTGTAGATTACAGTAGTCACAGGTTGCAACTATATTATGTTCACTAGTATTAGAATTAATAAAAGGAATAACATGATCAAAGTGTACTTTTATACCATTAGTTAGTGAGAGCTTACATCCACAGTACATACACTTACCACTTTGAAATTCTAGTATTAGCTTTTTAATAGCAAGTTTTAGTACCTTCCTTTTCTTTCTAGGCTCTGAAAGTTGATAAGTAGGTAAATCATCTAATTCGATAGATGCAACTTTAGCTCCACAACACTGAAGTCTATTATCTACTATAAACGCTGTTTCTTTACATTCTTCGCAGTAACCACGTTCTGTCTTTACAGAACCGTACTGAGCGACGTGCCTTTGCTTTATTGATTCAGTCATAAATTAGTCCTCTACCCAGTAATACCATATTCCCTTCTCTCCATTTGGCCCTTTAAAATCTCGCTTAACCATACCAGTTTTCAAAGCTGTGCCCATTACGTTGTCGAACTTGTTAGTATCTATATCCTTCCATATCATTTTCATAAGTTTCTTTTCTTCTATAGCCTTAAAAGTGCGTACAATCTGGAAGATGGAATCAACTTCGCCGGAGATCTCAGATCTACCAATAGCTTTGAAAGCATTACCCATAGAATATTCTACTTGTTTAATTTCTTTTATAGCTTTTTCAATATGCTTCCACTCGATTACAAGTTTATTACTTTCAGCAGCTGCACATAACATAGCAACCTTTATAATATATGTTGGCTTTCTTGAGTACCAACCAGAGAATGATTTATCTGTACAAGCTCTGACACCTGATTCATCTTCATCATAAGCATCATACCAATCCGTCCAGTTCTTTACGCATCCACTGGTCATGGCATAGTCACCAGTCATTCTACTGATTTGAAACAAGTCCTTCTCGAGGGCTTCCTTTAACTTAACTTCTTCAGCAGTCATGAATGGAATAGCAACAGATCTCTTTTTCTTGTCTGCCCAGACGAAAAGTATTCGAGAAGTAAGACCACCACCAACTGCACTTGATGGAAGAGAATTTGCTAAACTTTCAGGAGTCGTAGCTGCTAGGAGATTCACCCACGGCCTTATAATATCATTAGAAGTTCCATGTCTTGTTCTAGCTTTCCAATTCTCTGGACAGTCAAATAGATCTGTAAGTGCAGTTAACATTCGAGTGTTCTCTTTCTTCTGACCGAGGAACGACTCGAATTCTTTTGATATTATGTTAAGTGAACTATGTCGGAGATTACTACCATTGTCTTGAAGTGCATCAAGTGCTGCCTTTTCAATATCATCAGTCATCGCTTCTTTAGTTGCAGAGTCAGAGCTCATTCTAATTTCTGGAACTGTGTTTAAAAAATCTACCCCATATTTAATAGCTTGTGTTTTCCTAGCAACTCCTGGCTCTGCAACCAAAACAATATAGATATTTGGGAAGTATATAAGTCTTCCAAGTTGTAAACTAATCTTTCGTCTTAAGGCAGCTGCGATAACTGAATATCCAGTCCATACATCAAACAACCTTGCTGGCTCTGTGTTCTCCATAAGGCGAACATATGAGTCAAGCCAATTCTCTAGAATCCTACTCATGTGTACTCCTTATGATAAAATGTCCATCAGTTGTTGCAGTGTTCTGTCAACTCCACTTGCTTTTATCTCCTTGTATCCATTGATAGCTTTCAGTTGTTTTAATATCTTAGTTAATGCATCTATTGTCTCGTCAAGACAAAAATTAATCTTACCACTGAATCCAGTCAATGGTTGTAGATTTACTTGGACGGGGATAACTACTACTACATAAACTCTAATAAGAACTCTAACTCCAGTATCTACTCTATGATAGACTTTGACTTTATTCTGATCCTTTTCAACAATTAAGTTATCAGTAGGATCAGAGTCTATTTTGTTAATAAGATTATTAATCATTGCATCACGCTGAGAAATAGAACTTACAGATATAATTATATAACTACTTGTTGTTTCCATATTCAGAAATCCTTTCCTTAAGAACCTTATCAAGAAGATTAAGATGAAGTGAATCACCGAGCCTCAGTTGTTTGGTTTCTTTTTCGTTGCAGTACAATGTGCAGCTGATAGGAGTAATAGATTTATCATCTTCGATTTTAACAAGCCAGTTAGTATAACCATCATCTTCGCTTCGTAGAGATACTTCACAGAAGTTCCCCATCAATGGTCTAACCCATATAATCTTATATCTTGTAAGTACGCCAAAGAAGTCTGGAATATCTACATACATATCTACATCATTTCGATCTAAGAATATCATCTCGCTCATTATCCATTCCTCCAGTTGATTTCAAGTTCTTCTCCCTCCGCCCAGCTATCGCCAACCTTAAAGTCAACGTCAATCATAAACTCTTCATTTGCATAGTACAGCGGAATTAGCATACACTCCCTCATAATTTTTACAGTATCCATAACATACTGTTCTTCTACCATAGTATAGATAGCATCATGGAGTTGAAGCAGAATTGTTATATCAAAACTGAGAGAAGGTAATTTGTTATAAAGTCTTAACAATGCTGTATTAAGCAAGTCACCAACTGTAGATTGTGGAATGTAGGAGTATGCACTGCGGAATAAACTATCCCCCCACCTATCAAGGAATTTATGTTTCCTTCCAAGAAGATTAGTTAATACTCTACTCCTTTTTAATTCCTGCTGAACTTGACTATACCAGATACGAAGTTGCGGATTAGCTCTATGGTACAATTCAATTAACTGCTTTGCGTCACCCAACTTTATACCGAGCCTATTTGCTAAAACTTGTGGGCCAGCTGAATAGTTCGTAGCGTGTCTTACAGTCTTACCCGCGGTTCGCTGTTCGGGGGTTACTTGACTAATATCTATCCCCGCCATCTGAGCAAACGTGAGCTTATGGACGTCATAAGATTTCTTCTCAGTTCTGGATAAACCAAAAGAATCTCTAAACATCTTAACAAGTTTCTGATCACCAGTAAGGTGAGCCATAACAACAGCCTCAGCTTGAGAGTAATCAGCTTGGACAATCTTATATCCAGGTTTCGCACGGTACATTTTCCTTGCTTCGTAAGGAATATTCTGTAGATTGCCAGATCCGAACGGTAGTATAATGCTTGCGCTCGAACTCCATCGTCCAAAGCTTCGTTTAGTTTTCTTAGTATCTTCTTCATCATCACTTGATGCTCCAGTAATATTATAGCTTGTATGAACCTTTCCTTCAGGAGAAAGCTCAACCTTCAAAAACCTTTCAATTAATGTATCAGCCTTTTTATATTCAAGTATCAGATTGAATACAGGATTATTAGGAACGAGGCGCGCCAGTGTTCTTAAAGCATTTGCATCAGTAGTCATGGTGCGTGGCTCTTCTACAGACTTCCTACGTTTGTACTGTACAGGAAGATGTAGCTCCATATAAAGCAATTGCTGCATTTGCTTCGGGGAGTTGAAGTTAATCTCCCTTCCTATAAGAAGGTCTAATTTTTCCTTTGTTTCCTGTCTTTTCTTTGTCCACTGTGCGATAAGTTCGTCTCGTACAGCAGTATCTACATCAATACCTTGTAACTGCATCATAAGTGATACTGGAATTAAATTCATCTCAAAGTCAAATTGATCTTGACTTAGTTGCCTTTTAATTTCATTTTCCAGTACTAATGCAATACCTAGAGTATTAGCTGCATCAGCGGGATTGTATTCACTTGTTCGGATTGACTTACTTTTCCATGGAGCTATGTCCAAACAAATACTCCCGAGAAATCCAAGGTCACGGGGTAACTCTGGCCAACATACATGAGCTGCTATAAGGGTGTCCATCCTTAAGTTTTCTACAAGTATGTGATTGTTATGCCAGAGTACCCCTATATCATAAGCTCCGTTTTGCATAACGACTTGCTTACAAGCTACAAGTCTGGCAAATGTTTGCCAAAGCAATAGTTCATCACGCTCTGGCAGGGCGGGAGCTCGACCCTTTAATAAGAAAATAGACATACCGAAGTTAGGATCGTGACTGATTCCTAGTTCTTCAATATGACTTCCAGGCTGAACAGTCTCAACATCTACTGACAAGTCAGGCCATTCAGGATGAGCAATACACTCTTCCATGTAGTTGAGAAAAGTTCTTAAATCTACATTAGGAAGTAGTGTCTGTTGACACTCTTTAATTTCTGGAAACTCTGAATGACGGAGACCTTTTCGTAAGTCCAACACGGTTTGGAAGTATAATTTCCATTCGTATCCAACTGCTTGTGGATGATAAGTAGGTAATACCTTTTTTCCAGGAACTAGTTTACATGGGAGAATATATCCTCTAAACTCAGAGATTTTTTTCTCACCTGTTAACGCCCATAATGCAGTAGAGCCTAAAGCTATTATAACATTAGGATTATAAAGTTCTATTTCAGATTTAAGCTCTTCTATCCAAGATTGCAACTTAGGTTTAGGTATTGTACACTTTTTATCCTCAAAGTAGTAATGTATTTTATTAGCTGGAGGTCTTTCTTTTGCTACATTTGTAATGAGACACTGGTATCTTGCAATCCCAGCTTGACTTAATAATGAGTCAAGTATATTTCCAGCCATTCCTATAAATGGTTTACCTAATTTATCTTCGTTCTCACCTGGGGCCTCACCAACTAACATTATTTTAGCATTAGTCGGGCCTTCGATTGGGACTCTCATAGTTTATTATCCTCAATAATAATATTAAGTTTAGCATCACTTCCATATAACTCTATAGCTTTTTTATTATAAGCTTCTGCTGCTAAACTAGCACTACTATATACTCCCAAATGAGTAAGTTTAGTTTTGTATCTAATGTAAGCATAGAACTTATTTTTACCTTTATCTGTTACTCCTTGATAGCCATATTTAGAACTGTTTCTATGTACTCTATTTTGGCAATTTTGAGTTGGTGAACAGTTTCTTAGATTAGACTTTTGGTTGTTAAGACCATTACCATCTAAATGATCTACAGTCATACCAACTGGAGTATCCATAATAAGTCTATGCATGTGTCTATGTTTTAGACGTCTCTTCTGCTCTGCATAGTATGTATGTCTTCCTTTTGCTGCACTCCAATTATACTGTGAAACTAGTTCAAAGTCCTCATCATCAACTAGAGCCACCATACCTTGTGTTAACTTAACTTCTTTCATTTATTTCTCCTTCCAACCAACTTCTTTGTTAAAGTCTCTATAAACTAATCCTAGCAGACTAATTGCTAACTCGACACCAGACGATAGTTTAGATGGAAGTACATTATGCTGAAGCATATTCTTCAACAACTCTCTTGACATAGCAATTCCACCTTTACACATACGCAAACTTCTCTGTCTTATTCTAGCTGGTGTGTGTATGTATTTCTTCATAGTAGTTACCGACCTCTCCAAGCTCCTGCATTTCCATCATAGTATAATACACTGTTACTACCATCTACAATAGAATAAGTTGTTGTCGCTTCAGTATTAGGAGCAACTTCTTTCCAAGTAAGTTTCTCAACTTTACCGCAAGGATAGATTCGATAAACGTCTCTAGACCTAGTTGTTACTTCAACATAACCATCCTTATTTTTCTCTCCTTCAATAAAGGTAACAACTATATCTTGCTTAATTGACTTTGATTTAACTTCTGCGTATGACATAGTTAAAAGTGTGGCAGATATAAAAGATACTCCAATTAATATTAAACTAATCTTTCTTTTCATTTTAATCTCCTTTCACATTCAAGCTAGTATCCACATCATTGAAGTCAAAGTTGTTTATACCTTCTGGGATAACAGCAACATCCTTTGACTCCCTACTTGACTTCATTAACTTACAACCTTTGAGATCATCAATATCTTTTCTAATCTCAACGTTACTCTTATCAGTTATAAACCTTACAACTCGATGCTCTGCTACTGCTTTATTAATTGCTTCTTGTATAGTCCATACTTGTTCATACACAGCTCTTGGAGCGTTGTTAGCATGGTAGAGATTATCATGCTTTACTGCTTCGTCATAATTGTGAAATGACTTGTTGTCACAAGTAAGATACACAATGTTTTCTCTCCCTGGAGTTTGTATCCAGGCTCTCGTTGCTTTTACTCCCATAAATCAATCCCCCAGACCGAATGTCATTTATTGACATTTCTCGTTTGAAATTTATTTCCAGTTAGCCATGGTTTATCTGCACAACTTGTTCTCCTACCACCATCACTACTAGCTACTCCACTTCCATGGCAGTTGAAGCATTCAACAAGTCCCTTTCCAACCAAGTAAATCTTCTTACTCCCATCACACCAAGGACACTTATTCTTTTTCATTTAGTTTAGTCATCCTCGCTACAGCTGAAGCGTAGATCTCAATATCCTTTTCACAGCCAAGACTAAGCATCTTCATCCTCACACCAGCTTCAACTAATGCTCCACTTCCCATGAAAGGATCAAGTAAGTAAGCCCCCGGATTACAGATGCGTGAGATCAACTCAGTACAAAGTGCGACAGGCTTCTCAGCTTGATGAACTTTCTCCGATGGTAGTACTGGGTCACATTGAATCCAATCTGGTTTGCCCTGTATTATCAGTTTTGAATTCGGCTTCCTAGCAAAGAGTAGAAATTCATAAGCAGATGAGAACCATCGTTCTGGCTGATTGTTCTGACCAGTTTCACGCTTGATCCATATTACTGGCCGCGGGGCTACTATCCATTCATTAGCTAACATCTCTTCTCTTAACCACCAGAAATGACTCGGTGCACAGAAGATAAGAGCATGACCAGTATCCTTAGTAACTCGATATGATTCACTTGCAAGTATCTTTAACAGCATCTTTGCGTGTTCCTCGCTATCATCATACTTGACACCAGTACTAGTAATCTCTCCACCAGTCTCACCACTTGCAGTGATAGCAACTTCGTGAATATCTATTCCATAAGGAGGATCGGTAAAGACTAAGTCAACAGTTCCTGTACCAATACCATGCAGATACTCAATAGCATCTTTATTTACTAAGACAAACTTATCACTTCTCTTAACAATATCTTCATAAGAAGCAAGAGCAGTAATATTCTCTGCAACTCTTTCATAGCTCTTAACAGCCTTTTTAATCTCTGCTTTTGTTTTACATTCGCTGAGATTAGGAAACATCTTAATAGCTTCAGCAAGTTGTAGATCTTCAAGCACAGTTGTCCTCGCTTTACCAAGCAAGTCAGCAGCTTTCTCAATAGTAAATCCACCTTCTTTACCAGACCCAGACTTACCATAAATCTTTTGCTTAATTCTAACCAGCTCATCCACAGCTAGAACTTCTTCGGAAGGAGTCAGAGCCTTACGTTGGATGTTCTCTTCGAGTTCGAGTTCTCTCAGCAAGAGGGGATCTACCGTATCCTTGTAACAAGCTCTGACGTTCCTTCCAGCCAGAAGACAGGCTGCCAAACGCCTACCACCAGCAACAAGTTGATTATCTCTATCAATAATGATGGGAAGTATCTGCCCATATCGTTCAATAGATTCAACCATCTTCTCCACGTCGCCAAGATCTTTGCGTTGCCGAGGTCTATCTTCTGCAACCTTAACTTGATCGGGGGGTAGTTCAAAGATAGTATTTTCATCAAGTTTTCTAACTTCTACTTCAGGTTCATCCATCTGTTTTCTCCTCTGGTTTAGATATGTGTACAGGAATTAATTTCTTTAGATACTTATCAATCGTATCTCTATAAAAAGACTTTACAAGAAAAGTCATTACATACTTCTTTTCGTTTTCATCCTGCCCAATAAACTGGTACGCAGTTATTCCTTTTTCATGCTCCATAGTAGTTATACCAACAGGCATAAGTATTGTTATGTCTTTAACTTCTTCTTCTTTAATTACTCCTTCTTCAGCCATCCTCATCTCCTCCAAATGTGTCATCTTTAAACAAGTCTTCACTACTTCCAGTTTCCTCTGCATCTCCATTACTCGTAGCACTACGTAGAGCAATAATATCTTTCTTCTTCAAACCAAGAAGTTTCATTAAAGCTTTATCTTCTTCAGTTAAATCAAGACTAATTTTCTTTGAAGTTGCTACAGGCTTAGACTTTGGAATCGTTTCTAGATCCTTAGCACGTCTGAGTCTGTATTCAACTACATATGCTAACTGTTCTTCAGGACTTGATCTTCCAAAGTTCTTGTAAAGACCTTCTAACCTCATTTCATATGCCTCCGACAGTAGCCGTTGTGAAGATTAACTTCCCAACCATTAGTTTTATCTCCGTTTTTGTAGCAAATCTCTCCAGTAGTTGCTATAAACAGTATACAGTCAATCCTACATACTTGATTAATATCTGGACAAAAACATTCTCTTCTGTGCCTAAGAACATTATCTTTTTCTAAGATAGAATCAAGTTCTTTTTGTGCTTCATCTTTAGTCATGCCACCTTACCCCCATGTCTATAAGGTCTTGTCAAATTAAAGTCATACTTTTTATTAACTGCTTCAACAATATCAATTCCAAGTCTTTCGGACATATCAAAGACTCGAATGATAATATCTGCAAGCTCCTCCGACATACAACCTTTATCGCCTTCAGGAATACTGTTCCTATAAGCTTCAAGTGCTTCGCTAACTTCTGAGTGGATTAGACACAATAGTTCGGGAACTGATCTTCCACTCTCCCACCATCCCTTCTCAACAGCACAGCGGTGGATTTTCTTAGGAGAAATCATGTTTATCATAAGTAATTTTATCCTTTCTAGAAAGGTGAAGAGGCGTTCATCTGGGTTCGTTTCAGCAGTTGGAAACTATATAACCATCAACTGTGTATGACTACTGCGCAGGCAGCCCACCTCTTCACCAGTTTCAACTAGAACTGTGAACTCTTCTTAACTCTTCCAACAACATTTCTAAATCTGCCTTGATACTCTTCAGCATCAACTTCCAGATCAGCCTCTACACCAACCCACACCTGCTCCTGAATACCAGTAGCAATCTTTGCAGGAGTAGACATATCAATACACAAAGACTCTTGGAAGTCCTTAAGCATATTGATCTTACTCTGGCGTTTGTTAGTTTTGCCTGACTTGGTAGGAATACTTTCGTCTCCAGGCTTAGGAAGCCAGTTTCTGAAGAATACATGAGCTCCGTCAACAGGAGACTGTCCATCATTCATCACTCCGCCGTTATCATGCAGGCAAAAGTCCCAGACAATACAATATTGTGCAGGATTGAATTTGGTACTGATAGCACTAGCGTGATAAATACCCTTAGGGATAAGGGGGTCTGGACGATACTCTTCATCAACATTAAAGTCGAGGTTTCCAAGAGCATCACTTGCATCTACACCATCAACTAAGTTTTCATCTACTTCTGGTTCTGTGTTAGTTACATTCTTTGACATTTGTTTCTCCTTAGTTTGTAGTTGTTACTTGGTAGTTGTTTTTATAGGCTTCTTTTTTGCACCTGTTAAATAAGCAATAATCTCATTATAGTCGTTCTCAATAGTATCAGGCAAAAGCCTCTCCTTGCCACTCGCTCTGCTTCTTCCGTGGTTAAGACCAATTGGAACAGTCTGTATTAACCACTTTGTTTCACCCCCTTCCCTTCGTGTAAAATGATAATAAGCTTCATCAAAATAACTCGGCACATCTCCAGATAACTTACCTGTCAAGCTTGGTTCAACTCCTATTATAGCTCCTCCTTTATCTTTAATTGGATCAAGATGAGCTATGAAAACTATGTTACATTTAAGATTAAGAAGTTGGCGAAGTCTGCCTTCCATTAGATTCTTTACCATACTATAGTGAACTTCCCACAAAGGGCCATCAGTTGCACTTCTTTTTGGATCGAGCTGAAGAGCTTTTTCCATGCACAGATCTGTCATTGCTGAAAGATTATCTACTACAACTGTAACATATTTCTTTGCGTCTACAGCTTTCTTTATTTCAATTCGATCCCTTTCAAACTTAGACCATCCTATGACAGATAGATCGTATGTTTCGTAGTCAAAGTCTTTACCTCGGTAAGAAATAATTTCGTTACCAAAGTCAAATACAAATCCTGGAGTAGGAAAGCTGGCCGCAAATACTGACTTGCCAGTTCCACTTTCTCCAACACTTATAACTTTAAGCCATTCTGTATTTACACTAACATCTTTAGCGTTTTGCATTATTATACCTCCATCAAATTACTTGCTTCAATATCAGCAAGTAAAATAATTGAAACTAATTTAGATAGTTTTACTGCTTCATCATAAGCAAATCCTGATGGATATTTAAAGTGAATTCCAGCATCAAATGCTGCCATATGCCAACGAATAGCCATAGCCTCATCTGGAGTTAGCTTAATAAACTGTTGAGCAACGTATAAAGATTTCTCACCATGACCAAGTGGTAGTTCATCTGCTACTTGGTAATTTAGAAAGAACTCTGGTAATGGTGTACTAGGGCCTTTATACTTTTTAAGCATAAAATCAATTAACAAACTCACATAAGCTTTATTTAACTTTGCTGGTATAGCCAATGAATTCTTTGCCAGTAGTGAACGTAAGTAATTAACCTGTGCGTCTGTAGGTTTTTCATCTACTACAGCGTAGAAATTTATTTTACAGAAGTCATGGCATAAAGCTGCTATAACTACACTTTCTATGGAGTACATAGAGTTATATCTTAAGTTAATTGCTAAAGCACAAGTTATTACGTTCATTGTGTGCTCAGCTAAACCACCAACTCTATTAAGATGAAATTTTGTGCTACATGGAGCAGTATAAAAGTCAGATTCATCTAAGAAAGTAAGTAGTTTGTTCATACCTTCCCTTTCAAAATCTGCTGTAAGCATTTTAATCTGTTTTTTAATATCAGGCAACTTGTCCACCACCCTTCTCTAAAGAAGAAGATTTTACTCTTGGTCTCCTTCTCTGTTTTAGTCCGTCTAGATCTTCCATTAACTTTATAGTCTTGTCCATGTATTCTCTAAATTTTATTAGTCTTTCTCTTACTCTGTACATTCTTCGCATCGCTCTTTGATGAGCTTTTAGTCTTGCTACTTCTAATCTGTCGTTTGCTAGTCTTGTCATTGTTAGTATCTCCTTTCTTTAGTTTATCTAGTAGTTGTTTAGTATATATATCTATTCTTTCAACTTTCATAGAACTCATATCATAGATTTTGCATATTGTCTGAATGTGAGTTAAAGCATCAATAAAGTCTTGTTTAAGAGTATCCATTAAACTTCATCCTCCGCCATAACGTCCCAATGCTTAACGTGGAATCCTTCAAAGTTAAGTTGTTCAATAGGTAGATGCTGTTGACAAAGTTTTAGATAAGGACAGGAACCATACTGGTGGCAATTATCAAACGACTCCGGCCACAAATTCTCTCTTGTTGCAAAATCAATTTCTCTTACTGTATCAATTAAACTTAACTTCCATGCAACAATGTCAGCAGCAGTATAAAGTTGTGGTACTCGTCTGAACTCAAATCGAGTACTACCATACTCACCAGTCTTTCTTGATTTGTTTGCACCTGCAAACGAGAATGAAGCAAGACAACCATTGGGCTCAAAGTCAAGAACATGCTTACCTGCATATGAGTAACCTATTAACTGCGGGCTACGATTCGCTTCAGCAATAACCTTATCTAAAATCCAACCTGTTGTCTTGAAATCAAATATCCACTTTTGATAGTCCATCTCCAAGCACAAGTCGATTCGACCAGTGAAGAAGATCGGGGGGAGCTTGTTGAGCATAGCATCTTCCAGTTGATTCTCTGGAAGTATAGGACACTCGAATTTAGTTTCTGTTGTTATAATCTTAATATAGTCTTTATCAGTTGAAAAGAATTCCAAATAGGCATTGAAATTATCTACGAGAGTATTGAAGTTTCTATAATCTTCGAAGAACTTCTTCTCCTCAGTTTCTTTATCCCACTTCTTCTTTCCAAGATCAAGACCAGTAGTGATTGCTTCCATTTGCTCGCTAGCATCTTTTGGCCATCCATTCTTTGCTACCCAGCTATGGTATCCTTCCTGAATTGCGTGCCAAGCGACACCGTAGCGGATTGCTGTAGAGCCGTAGTCTGGTTGCCAGCCGTGTATAGCCTGAAGCAAATACTTCTGCTTACACTGGCGAAATGTTTTTCTCTTAGTGTTGTCGATGGTAATTGACTCTGACATATCAACTCCTTCTCGGATCAGTTAGTGGAATATTATGCTCAGTCTTCCACACCATCCCATAGTGATTTAGATATTTACTTGCTTGTCTTCGTGTCTTAAACTTCTCTTGATTTTCTTTATAGAATTTTACTGTACGATTTGGCTCTGACATTTTATACTCCTTTAGTTAAGAAGCAGGTAGTGTTGGCGGAACCCCCTCAGATTTCAACCAACAAAGATGCTTTTAACATCTACTACCTGCCTCTCTATACTAACAAGAAAGGATTAAATCTGGTGGAGGTGGCCAGGTCGCTAGGATGCGTGATTGATCTCAATCGGCTAACGGCTCGAAAGCCCCTTTATCTAGTAATGGCCGGAGACGCTTAACAACTCCATACGCTAAACCATTACGCCCCACGCTACGCCTTAGTGTCGCTCCCCCCTCACTGCACCCCCATACTTTACTACATCAAACCAATCTTCTTCAACAGATCGGTGTACTTCTGTTTCTCAGCCGGATCGGTCATAGCATTGACTTTCTCAATGATAGACTTCTTGGAAACTTTCTCGGCTGCGGGGACACGAGTAGACCAGTCACCTTTTGCCAGACCTTCCCAGACTTTATTAATAGAATCAACTGCTTCCTGACCTTCACGGCCTGCAGCAGCATCACCCAGTTTCTGTGACAAGCCGTAAGGCATGAGGTTCGCCTGAATAGCGGCGGGGAGTGTTCCTGCATCAAACTTCAGGACGGTATTTGTAACTGCTTCCGTAATGGTCAACACATTACCTTCAATAACTTTCGACAACTTCCTTGCACGCTTTACTTCTTTCTCTTCGTTCTCAGCCATGATAAATCTCCTTTAAATTAAATGGGTTAAGGGTTAGGTACATCTATTCTCCTTCTTTCTTGTTGTTAATTTCAGTCATTAATTTTTCTGAGTCTTTAATAATCTCCTTTCTTTTTAGTGTTGCGTAGTCAGATAATATATTACTAATGTGATGCTTGGTAGTGATTTGAAGTCTGTACGCTTCAGTCTTTATCACTTCGTAGTCATCTCTAGTAACATAGGAATTAAAATACGCTTTATTGTCAGACATAATAATTATTACTCCTGTTCGATTTGTAATTATGACAATATCACAGTATTTTATAGGTGTCAAATGTTTTTTAATAGTTTGCACAATTATTTTCTAGTCAACTTCATGAAAAAATTCTTCTCTCTCCTCGTCAGTTAATCCATTTAATGTACTCTCGATCTCTGTTCGATCTCTACCATCAGCAATCATAACTTTAATAATCCGCTTTCTCTCAGGATCAATAGTTACAGACGAGAATTTTCCTTGACTATCCCTAAAGAAAGCAGTGAAGGGAGTGCGGAATTTTCTTTCAAGTACTACATATTGCTTCCTATCCATAAGAGTCTTGTTGATAAAAATCTGACTTGCATGGACAGGATCAAGTTCGCTGTAGATCTCTCGCTCCTTTTCAAACTCGTTTGCCAGTGCAGTTTGTTCTTTCTTGTCTGCAACTCGAACAAAGATTGCTTCGTTGACTTGAAGTCTTACAGCTTGTTCAAACCAGACCTTAGTTATCTCGCTCACATTTCCTCCCACACACACTCATCAAGCTCAAAGCTACTCTTTCCAACTATTTCTTCCATATCACTAAGCATCTTTTCAATTTCAGCTTCTTCTTTTGCAGATACTTCACCTTCACTTGTCTGTATTCTGATAAGTAATTCTACTAGTGCCATTTTAATTTCCTCCTTTTCATGTAAAGATGTTTGCCAGTTCTTCTTCAAGTTCTCCAATACGTTCCTTCAAATCGCTGTTTTCTTTAACCAGTTCATCTCTCTCATGGAGAGCCATGTGCCAATCCATGACTTCTTTTCCGAAAAGTGCCACGGCTTTTGTAAAATCTTGCCCGCACTTTTCACAGAATATTCCTACAACTTTAATTTCTCCCATAAATCCTCCTCAATCCTTGATAAACTTGTCGTTCTGTATTCGGCAGACTCCTTCTGAGAGTTCTGCTGATCCACAATCAACAATCACAGTAACGTGAGGATTAAAGTTATCACCCAGGAACTTAATCAAAGGTTCTGCCGCTGCTTCAAATTCTTTTATTTTCTCTTTATCTAAAATCATACTCCCTCCTGCTCCAATATGTGCGTATTCAGCCCCTTGCCAATGATACTCAATAATTTTTGTTCCATCACTGTATTCTTTCACAATAGTTGGTTGTATCCATATCTCACGTTCAGGAATAAATACAGTTTCTGTTATCTCTGTCATTTCCCCTCCCGTTCTGCCCTTGTCAGGCCATTAATAAGTATCCAAATTGGATGGATCATTGGCTCTAGGTATTTTTATTGTCACCACGTTAATAACATATCTCAATCGCTTATTCTCTTTTTCCAACTCCTCAAACCGTCGCAGTAGTTCGGCTTTAAAATCATTCCAACCAACTCCGCATTTTACTATCAGTTCTTTCACGCTCATGTCTTTCATATCTACCCTCCACTCCCAGAAAATGTTGTTCTTATCTTAATATAAAGTTCAATCAGTTCACTTTTTTCCTTCATAGCCAGTACATCTCTACACTTTCCACAGCTTCTGATGTGTTTCAACTCAGTATGATCGGGGATTTGTAGCACCATATACTGTGCTTCACTAATCTTCTCCGAAGCAAGTCCACTAGCTACTTCTTTCATATAAAAGAACTGGTTGTGGTCGCTATTACAGATAGTACAATGAACACTAACTTTCAGCTTATACTCTTTCAACTCTTGCTTACATGGCTTTGGTTTAGCTTTCTCCTTCTTCTCCTTTCTATTTCCAAGTAAAGATTCAAGTAAGTCCAATTCATCTTGTGTCAACTCTTTATCATCAATATCAAGTATCATTTGGCTTCACCTCCAATTTGAATTTCTTAAGCATTTGCAATGCTTTTCCATAGTGTCGTTTATAGAGCTGTTTCTCAATCTCTTCAACTGCGTGGTCAGAAGGAATGTAGTAAATATACTCCTTGTCTTTTAAATAAATACAAACTCTCCACACACCGAAACAGTCTTTAGTTTTCCATGCCAGAATGAATGTCAATTTTTGACATTTCTTATTGGGCATAACTATTTCTCCTTTCATACTAGACGAGTGCTCAAGCATGGCATTAGAAAAGAAGGGTTAGCAAGGAAAATATCCCGAGATGTGGAGTCTGGGGAATGTTCCACTCAATTACTTCCTTTCAATTGCTTACTATACAACCTATGAAGCTCATGATTATCGCACCGAAGTTCGCTGCGTAAAGTGGCAAGCAAATCTACCATCCCAACCAGTTCATCCTTCGGAGTATTTGTGAGACTTCCCCCGTCCACTAGTATTGCTTTGATTGCTTTCATCTCATCAGGCTTTAGCATTATTCATTCCTTCAAGGTATTCAATTACATACTTAGCATAGGAGACTAGTACGTCAGCTCCACGAAACTTAAACACTTTCAGGTTTTTACTTACTGCTTTAGTATAGCACGCCTTGAATCTTGACTTATCTTCCAGTGTAATATAACTCATCTTACTTCTCCTTTCAATCAGAAATGTCAATTATTGACATTCATTCTTAACCCCCACCACATCAGCCATTTTTACTTTCAACTGGCTAGTGCGGGGATTTCTATCTTTCACATGAACTGTTCTCGATTTACTTCCAGCATACATATCAAAGTAACCAGAAGCCTGAGCCATGGGATTGTTTCTTTTCTTGTCAACCTTTCTTTTCATAGGCCACTCCTGTCTAGTGCATGTCAAACTGGTTAGTCAATTACTTCCTTCCAGTAAAGATATATAGAGCAAAATCAATCAGAAATTCAATCAACCGATTTGGCTTCTTGTATGGAAGCGGGGTAGATGCTCTATCCATGTCAATAAGAATCTCCTGATCACTTGTATCCCAAAGTTTAATCAGTCTCATTGAATTCTCCTTTCTTGAAGTGTTTAAGAATTTCATCAACAGCTTCAATCGGGGTTTTGTACTGTTTACTAAGGTAGTTATTCCTACCACTCTCTGAATCTATATAAGCTGCATAAGTCATTCGTACTTCTCCATCTGAAGAATATCTTATCATATCCAGATCAAGTGAACAGTACCGCTTTGGAAAAGCTTTACACAATTTACTAAACGCTGCCATCTCATCTCTTTTACTAGCCATAACTAATCTCCTTTCATTCTCAGGGCTGCCCGAACTTCTTTAGCTTGTGGATGCCTCCAGTGAGTAATGTTGTTAAGAATATAAAGAATCTGCACCCGAAGCTCCTCTCCAGTCATAAACTTAGCAGCTTTACAATAATTTACTGCGTAGTTTAGACTGCCACTGTATGACTTCTTATCACTAAGAATTACATCAATAGCTTCCTGTTTGGTCATACTTCCTCCTAATCACTCGAATCAACTCTCCATTTAATCTTACATTCCTTACAGGAATACTCCGTTTCACATCTACCAACAGTTAGTGAAAACAAACGATGTTGAGCTTCACGACATTTCTTGACCTCGGGCGGAGTCTCTCCCCAAGAGTTTGCGTAGCCAAAGTCCTCATATTCTTCTTTCATAACTACTCCTAAATTGGTTCTGTGTTAGCAGTTTGAGTGTTCTCACTTAAATCTTCTGCTGCCTTGATTGCAATAAGTCTAAGAATAATCATCGGGTTAGACTTAATCAAGTTGTGGATAATATTTGCAATATCTGAAATATCTCCATAACAAGCAGCGATGCAATTACCTTCACCAGGTTGTTCATGTGGAACAGCCCCGCCGATTACCAGTGATACATCGGGGAGCTTCTTCAGCCTGTCAAATACTTCATTTAGTTCATTTATTACTGCAATATGTTCCTCTTTCACGAAAGCCTCCTTTTCTTCAATACAACAACTGGTTTGAACTTCTTCAACTTACACTTTCCAAACAAGCAATGAGCTCCACCACATCTATGCTGTGGTTTGTCTTTAGGCTTACAGAGAGTAATCTCTCCACCATTTTCAAGAAAATTATTTATCCACTCCTCCAGCTTCATTCGAAGTTCCTCCTTTCTCACTCCCCATTCTCCCTTCAAAGAAAGAGTCTTGACAAGATTGGCAAAGCCCGCTGATAGTGAATTCCTTCTTGGAACTCCTATCTCTGAAGTGGTTGAAGTCAATCAATTTCTTACACCACGGGCATTTACCTTCTTTTATCAAATCAAGTTCCATTTGAAATCCAAAGTGCTCCATAATTTTCTTATTCATTAATTAAAGGAGCCTCCTCAAGAGTCATCTTGATTTTGGCGGGGAATTGCTGACCAAGTGCAGTCTTCATAATGTAAATGCTTGTGACTGCGGGGTTTTGTTGGGAAGTCTTGTAACACACGGAGTGTTTCTTCGGTTCGCAGGTATCAAATATTACTTCTTGCTTATTCATTGTTATTCTCCTTTCAAGTAATTATTAATCTCTTCATCTGTCTTTCCATCTTTACGCATTAAGTCAGCTATTCTCTGAGATTCAGAATTATAATCAGACTTAGGCGCGGGGACTAATTTCCCCGACTCCTTATCTCGAACAAAAATCTCAGCCCCATCAATCTCCTTGTCAAACAGTCGCAGAAAGAACTCATTATTCTCCACTACTGCCTGAATACCAACAGTTCCTTTCAAGCTATCTGGCATCCGTCTGCGGATTTGAAAAGCACTTACACGCATAGACTCTGCGTGTCCCCTGTCCCTCGCTTTGATAAAAATCTCTCCACCTTTGTTTAGAATCTGTTCGATTCCTTCCCTAAGTTCCACTACTATTCACCTCCTTTTCAGTTTTGCAAATCAATCCTTCAAGTTTCTTGAAGAAATAAGTTGCACTTGTAAACCTTTTGAATGTTCCTAAAGTATCGTTTTCTTTGTTAGTGACATAAAATCTATCATCATCTGGATTATATGATAGATCATATTTAACACCTATAAATTGGTCAACTTCATGGTTAAATCTTGTTCTTGGTTTTCCGTCTAAATATTGTTGTCTGATAATCACAATAATTACCTCCCTTCAATTAAGTTATGTTAAATGTTTATGTTTTATTCTCCATTTATTTAAACTCATTATAACATATTGTTTTGTAGTTGTCAATAAAATAATAATAGTTTGTAAATATATTTAATAGCCGTTTAATATGTTATTTTGGTAATTCTAGTAAAAAAATGAGCCTATGAGCCTGTAATCAGTAATAGTGGTCTTTTACCCCGTAATTCCGTAATTTTTATTGACATTTAGTCTTAGTTCTTTCTAAGCGTTTAGACTTATTTTCTTTATTTTTTTCTTCTTTTTTATTTATTATATATAGATATATATTATAATATATACTTATATATATTTAAAACACTGAGAGTAAACAACTGAGCCTAAGTGAAAGAGCAAAACTGGTTACAAGAACACTTAGACAAGTAAGACCAAATGTCAACGAAAATACCCGAAAATGCGGGTGTAATAGGCAAATTACTGATTACAGGTTCATTGATTCATTTTTATTACAAAAATTACTAAACGTCAATAATTGACATTTCTTAACCAAACCAAGCCCAGATAATTAAAACCACTATAAAGCCCAGATATGCGAAAGGCACAACTCTCCACCAGTTGATAGCTTTCATAACTTTCACCTCAATAATACCTTGATAAAAACCATTCCTTAACTCTACACCACAAGCACAAAGTTACGCCTTCATAGCGTCTCTTTAACATAAAAGTACTTGCACACTCCCAACAGATGGACTCACAATCTTTAAGCCAAAGCTCTTCATCTTTCATCTATTCTCACCTCCTTTCAGTTAGTACTTTATAATGAAGCGGGTAAGTCCTAAATGTAGCTTTTGAATTTAGCTTCGTCATTCAAAACTTAGTTAGGAATATTGACACCTATCTTGTCAATACGACTACTTACCCCAAATTACCTCAACTTCATACCCTTTACGATACGCACCAGTTTCAACTACTTTCCACCTGCGATCTTTGCATCGAGCTGCTTTAACAGATCGTCAGATAACTTCATGAAACCTTGCGCTACCATGTTCTTCATGGCTTTACAATCAGGAATTGACAAGGTTGCGAACTTCGGCAATACCAAACTATCCTGATTTTTCGGAGTTGCATTCGCCCGAACTTTACCTTTGATGGAAACTCGTCCATCATCGCTCAGTTCAACTCCCTTTTCCAGAGCCTCGTCGTACGCATCTACCATCAACTTCAACCGATCTTCGTCACTTGTTCCTTTTGCACTGGCTCCCTGATCGGAAATCCACTGCTTTTTCCCATAATACCCGAAGACCTCATTCGGCAACTTGGCAAAGTCGAATTGCTTTGTCAAACCACTCGGCATCGTGATAGTCGCAGTTCCGTTAAACTTCTTCCACGAGCTCTTCTTCTTCTCATCTACCTTTTTAATTTCTTCTGTCATAATACACCTCCAAGTGCAATTAAAATTTTTAATTTACTTGGTGCGTATCACAAAAGGTACGAGGTTTTATTGCTTACCATTTAGCAATTCAATATTCAGTTGTCAAAGAACTTGTGAACCATCGCTGGCAGGTTTGTTCAACCATTTAAATCATTCCGGTAAACTTCGGCGGTTTGATCGTATTCAGGTTTATATAATGCAAACCACATGCCAAACCTGAAAAAGAAAAATTATGTTTGTAACTGCATGAAATCATTGAGAAATTCCCATTTATCCACAATCTGCTAAATTGGCACAGAATTTGCATATACTCAATCTGTAAAGAAATCCGTCGTTGTTATACTGAATTATACACATAATATCAAATACTTACCCAAACCAGTGAATTTCATTAATAAATTCAACCAGTTACAATTATCATACTTGTAAAGAAATCCGACATTATGACGAAAATAATTCTTAATGATTTCAATCAGTTACATGACGAGGGGAAAAATGTCAATTATGTTACCCACTTAGACCTTCCACTCAATGTAAAATTTTTCGACAGTACGACATTGTATTGCTGGCTCAACATAAATGTATGACATTGTAGGACTATCTGATTGAATGACCGATGGTCAGCTGACTGGTAGTCAGTGGACTACTCATCAACTACTAAGTAATACAATGTATTACTGCCCGATGCGTCCATCACTTTATTTTTGACTGACTACTGGTCAGGCATATTAATTGCAGGCGTGATGATTAATAACTACAATGTTTTGCAGTGTAATACATTGTCAGCGATTGTCGCACACCACTAAAAATTTCACACATGGGGGCTACCTTGGGCCATATGTTTCTAAGATTTTCACGACAGACCCCTATTTTCCCCCAGAGTCGATTTTTACTTTTGTCCCCTGGAAGTAAACGGAAGCAAGCTTCCGAAGTATATATTAGCTGAGCATGAGTGGTGGTATAGATGCTATATGCCCCCGACCCCCAGAAACGTCAATTTTTGACATTATGTCTGGAAGTAGTGTAGCATGAAAATAATTCATCAAACTATAAAAAAAGACTTGACAACTACCAAATTTTAGTGTATACAGGGTATTATACAATAAGATCAAATTTGGAAAGTTATATGGCTGAAACTGTTAAAAGACAACTGGAAGAAATGCTTGAAGGCGGGGAGGGGGTCTCAAACTTCGAGCAGAATATGATAGTGGATCTGAGGAAAATGGAAGTCAGATACACCTGCACGGCAAACGGGAATGAGACTGTTTGCAAGTATTTCTCCCCGAATGGTAGTAGGGAATCATGTTCGCATAAAGGTGAAAACGGGGAGTGCTTCACTTATGAAATGCGAGGACATTAAGGTGGGACAGGGCAGACCTCCGCTAAACGTAGACTTAGAAGCGGTATTAGATTTACTAGACCGAGGGGTAACAGTACCCCAAATTTCTACTGAGCTGGGCATAAGCTCTCCCACCCTTAGAAAAAAGATTGCAGAGATGCAGTCGAAACAGGGGCTTTTGTTACAATACCGAGCAATTCAGAGTTTACAATTAACTGAATTGCAGGCAAGAGTCCTAGAAGCAATTACACCAGAGAAAATTAACGAGGCTCCATTAAAAGATCTGGTTGCAAGTTATAAGATTCTAAAGGATAAAGAGTTAAACATCGAGGGAAAGCCTTCGGAGATTAAAGGCCTTGTCGCACATTTAATTTACCTGGAAAAGCAGGAACTTGCACAGGCCGCGGGGACTCAGATCCCCGAACAAATCGAAGAGGCTGAATTTGAGCAAGCCCCGGCTCCAGAAACTTCTTTATCGAGTTTGGACACACAGGAGTTTTAAAACAACCAAGGCAAAGAGTCAAAATTTGACATTTCTTAATGAGACGAATTAAAAAGCGACAATGTAGGAGATGTAAAAGAAACACACACCTCGAAAGACATCATGTTACTTACAAACCAGAGCGATGTTCGATGCTCTGCAGAAGTTGTCACAAAAAGATTACGCTACTGAACACACTTGTGTCTCAGTCAACCCGCCCGTTCCACAGGCTTTCAAACGAGGAACGCATTGAGATCTGGAATCTCTTTCTAAAACGAAGAACACTGGTTGCTAGTAAGGCAACTGAAAATTACATGCAGGTTTGAAACATCGGGTTATTTTGTTGCTAACCTTGTTTTTAATGATGCCACGCCGTCAAGAGAGGTTAGTACGGACTGGAAGTGGGAAGTTGAAGGTGGGAGACTAAAGTGCAAGTAGCAGGAACAAACTTACATAAATCAGTCTTGAATAAACTAAAGGAGTGGAGAAATTCGCCGCTTCAGTTTGTACAAGATTGTATTCAAGCAACTCCAACTACACAACAAATAGAATTCCTTCTTAATGTCCAGAAAGAAAAAAGAATTTCGATTCGTTCAGGACATGGTACAGGTAAGGACTGTGTTACGTCTTGGGTCATACTCTGGTTTATGACAACAAGACCTTATGCGAAGGTGGTCTGTACAGCACCAACAAATCGACAGTTGCACGATATTCTAGTTTCTGAAATTTCAAAATGGCTACGACAGTCTACAGTAGCTGACGAATTTACAATCCATAAAGACATTATATATCATAAAGAAGCTCCGAAAGAGTGGTGGATAAGATTTATTTCTCCGTCTGTTAGAGCTACAAAAGAAGAACAAGCTGAAACATTAGCTGGTTTACATGGCGATCATCTATTAATTATAGTTGATGAAGCTAGTGGTGTACCTGACCCGACATTTGTACCTCTTGAAGGTGCGTTAACTCAAGCAGATAATAAAGTTATACTTATTGGAAATATGACCAGAAATAGTGGATACTTCTATGATTCACACTTTCATCCTAGTATTGCTGATGACTGGTTCAAACTTCACTGGGATAGTAGAAAATCAACTAATGTTGATAAGTCAATGCCTGAGTACTTCGCTAAAAAGTATGGTATTGACTCTAATGTCTATCGTATTCGTGTCGAAGGCAATCCTCCCCTTCAAGATGACACGACACTCATTCCTTTATGGGCTGCTCAACAGTGTATAGGGAATGAGTTTGAAGTTGCTGATGATGAGCCTCTTTACCTTGGAGTTGATGTTGCAAGATATGGTGATGATTCATCTATTATTATGCCAAGAAGAGGATTGAAAATATATCCTTGGGAAACTTATAATAAACTTAATACTATTGATCTTGGTGGGTTTATTAACCAGACCTACCAAGAAATTGAAGCAAGTG